TTCCTTCATCCAGTTGTCAGTTTGTGAAATTATGCTGCGGTCAGCATCCCAAGGTGTTCGCAGCCGTTTCACCAGTTCTTCGTCACTCATGGCTCTCTCCTTTGATCTCTGCGAGGGTGGCGAGGGCGATGTCGCGCATATCTTTGAATGCTTCTTCCACCTCATAGTCTTCGCCCCAGATCATTTGCTCATCGCGCTTAGCAATGGCGAGCAGCCCAGCTTCCGCCTTCGCCAGCTTGTCAGTCAGAGCCTCGATGCGGGCGGCGGATTTGCGGCACCAATCGCAAGCCATTTCTTTGGTCGCATGTACTGGATAGCCGCAAGCGCCACAGCATGTTTTGTCACTCATGGCTCTCTCCTTTGATCAACGCGCTGTCAGCTTCTGCCAGTGTTTCTGCTAAATCGCGAACAGGAATGCCGCGCAAAATTCTTTCTGGGATAGGGCGAATGCGGTTTAGTGCAGACCGAAGAGCATTCCGCTCCTTGGTCAGGGCTTCGATGCGGTCCTCATGCAGTTTCCGCTCGGCTTCCATTGCGTTGGCATAGCCCCGTTGCTCGGCAAGAGTTAACTCGGCGGTCAGGGCTTCGATGCGGTCGGCGGCTTCTTCGCAGGTGTCGTCAATGTTATGCCAGCCACCCTGATCCTTGGCATAGCTTCGCAACCGCTTCACCAGTTCTTCGTCAGTCATTGATGTCTCCTTTCAGTTCTGCGAGGACGGCTGGATGCACCCCCAAAATTTTCAACATCTCCACCGCCTTCGCCAGCTTGTCGTTAGCCCCGCTCAGGGCAACGTGCATCTCGCTGTAGGTGTTGTTTGCGTCAGCCAGCTTGAAGGCATAGTCATCTCGCTCCTTCTCCAACTCCTCCGCATAAGCCTCGGCCTCCTTGGCGTCAGCACGGGCGGCTTCGAGTTGCTCGGTCAGGGCGTCTGCCTCCTTCCGCCAATGCACAAACGACTTCCAATGCTCGTCCCGTTCGGCGGTTAGTTTTTCATTAGCCTCAGCAAGCCGATCAGAAACAGACGACTGCTCTTTGAGGGCTTGTTGAAGTTGCTCGATGCGGTCGGCTGCTTGTTTTGCATATGCACCAGCTTTCCAGCGCAGCGCCTTGCACAGTTCTTCGTCAGTCATCTCGGCCTCCGCTGTTTGCTGCGTCATATGTCCAGAATTGCCAATCAGGCCCATCAAGGTGGTCGTGCTTCACGATCCTCGCCCGCATAACGACATGCCACCAAACCCATTTGCCATACCAGAGGCGCACAGGTCTCCATGCAAACCATCTATGAACAGGGCCGATTACTTTCCCAAAGGCATAACAGTGTGGCCAAGTCATCCTCGTGGCCTCCGCTGCTTAGAGTCCTTCCAACCACACGTCCCGATCTGCACGATGCCGGGGAAGTCGTGGAAAGGAATTGCGTACCCTTCGTGATGGACCCACCCACCTCTTTCAAGGTGAGGTTCATACTCAAAAGCCCACACGTGTTCATCATCTTCTCGCGCCACCCACTCAACCCAATCAGGCAGCTTCTCCCATGCGATCACGTCTTGGGTCTTCTCCGGCAGGGGGAGGGTGCGGTAGATGCTTTCGTCACACCATTCGGGTAGGGTGTAGCACCACCCGCCAAGGTCTGCTGGGGCATAACGCTCAAACTCCCCACCCGCCTTCTCATGCTCATGCAGCGCAGCCTTTTCCTCGTCGGTCAGCAGGCCATACGGCACTCGGTTGTTGGTCATGTCTACGGTCATTTGGTTTTCTCCTCAGAGTTTGATGTGTGACTGCACACGCTTCCTTTTGTGTGGTGATTGTGCAGTTGGTATGCCCATGCGATACACCTGATCCAGCACAAGACCATCCTTGATGGTGAGCACGTGGCCTGTGATCGTCACACTGTAGTTGTGGGCAGGGTCATACGTGGTGGTCAGCCACTTCTTGAGTGTGGGCTTGGGGCTGCGGTAGTGCATCTCTTCACGCACCCTCATGCCCAAGTGAGCAAAGGCATCAAGCCTCTCCCACACACTCGTGAAGTCTCGTCTCTTGTGCAGGAGGATGAACACCCTCTCCGCATCTCGGTATGGGATGCCTGCCAGAGTGGCGACAGAGACAATGCCACAGTTGTCCATCCCGGCAGGCGTATCCTCAGGTATCATGCTCCCTCCAAACTTTTCCTGATCTCTGATAAGAGTTTCTTGAGTTCAGGATTACTACGTTCAGTAGTCTTTGGCAAGAGTTTCTCACACATGTCCAGCAGTTTCAGTTCGAGTGCAGCTTTCATGTTCTCCATCCTTCTGCCAAAAACACTGAGGGTATCAGTGCTGACACGGTGTCACCCTCTGTGAAGTATACGGTCACACATGAACCAATCTTGTTGCCCCTATCACACAACACATTCACCCTATGCCAGTGATGAACAGGTTGCAGGGTTGATGGTGCGTTGATCCAGTATCTCTGCATACTACTACCCCGCAAAGTGGAAGAGAGCACGAGTGCCAGTATTGTGACGCTCAAGGTAGAGGGAACGCTTTCCCCAGTGGATGCCCACCATGCAGCTATCCTTGGTGACAGACAGCGGGCGGGACTTGAACTTGCGCTTACGATACAGCCCCTTCTGGTTGAAGAAGTTGAAGCGGAAACCCTGAGTGCGATCATTCAGTGGTTTGGTTGCGGCGAGAATGATGAACATGGTAGGTTACACTCCTGTGTTGTGGTGGTATGTATGAAATGAGATTTCCCAAACCTCTACCAAAGGGACGATTGCATCCTCTAATCCGTGCTTGTTCTTTTTGAAGTTTAGCATTTCTCTCACGGCATCTTTGGCAGACACATTGGGTGTGTTTCCGAGTTGCCTATTCAGTTCGTCCAAGTCAAAGGTGACTGTGAGCGTCACTGTTTGCAGGTCCATGGTCACGCTCCTGTTCAGATGTTGTGGATACGCTTCCAGACTACCCAAGTGATAGCCTGCAGTTCATAAACCTTCAACCCAATACGCTTAGCAGCACGGTAGTAAGCAGCCTGCATCTTCTGATACTCAGCCTTACCCATGCCCGTCTCGTTGTCAGTCAGGGTCACACGCTTGCCCTTGGCGATGTTGTATGCGTGACCATCAATGGTGCAGTTGTCGTGGCCCATGATGTTGCAGAAGAACGACACAATCTTCTGGCCGTTGAGGATACGCATGACTGCATCATCATCCTCTGGCATCTGTTCGATCACTGACCATGCCTTGTCACGCATTTTGCTGTAGGTGCAGGGCTTGCACACATCGACAGGATCACCACGCAGGAACACAGCGATCATGTTGCTGGCATCCATCACGTTGCGTTCCCACTTGTTGTTGGGCGAGAGTGCAGCAATGACACCCACCACAATACGCAGTGGCACATCATGCAGGTTGGCAATGGACTGAGCCTGTGCCTTGGCATCAGCATACCACTTGGTGCCACGATCATGTTCCTGCAGGGTGGCTTGGCGATACACCCTGAGGATGTTGCGAACTTCGGTAGTCATTGCGTCTCTCCTATTGTATTATCGGACCGTCCGATATTAAGTGTCAGTGTTTGGCGTCTCTGTCAAGCTCTGTGCAGAGATCGAGGTCGAAGTCGTCCAGATCATAGAAGCCTGTGTTGATGAGCCTGCCTCCGGGGGTGGACATGTAGATGGGTGCTGTGTCCCCGTAGGTGGGATGTTCCCAGAGTTTGTAGCCCTCAATCTCCATGAACAGGTAGGGATCACGGGCAAGGAAACGATCCAGCTTAGATACTGTCTCACTCATCCCACACCCCCAGACTTTCCAAGGTTTCCAAGTATGCCTTTTCTTCCAAGGCTTTGAAGTTGCCATAGGCATCTGGCATCATCCAGCTTCCACCCTGCATTACGATCCACATGATGATGAAGAAGTCTCTTGCGTCAGCCAACATGTTCTGTCCTTTCTTTCGATATGCCATCAATCACAAGATGAGTAGCGGGAAGAGTCAAGCACCCACACCTGACCAGAGGTATCAAACCACACACGGTATGAGTAACCATATCCCGGTCCAAGCAAAGCCTGACAGCGTTGGCCTTCTTGTTCAGCCTCAACCTCAGTGTCGAAGTATTCTACAGAGCGGATCATCTCCCATCCCCTTTCATCATTACCTTTTTGAAGAAGAAAGTAACCTCGTCATTCGTGCAGATGTAGTCACGCTTGTGGCCCTTGATCTCACGATAGTTATACACACCATCCCAAGTCTCTTCGGCCAACAGGTCCATCTCATCTGTGTTCCACAACATAGCAATCAGACGCTGCGTAGAACCTTCAACTTCACGCTCCCAAGTGGTGCTTGTGTATGAGAGTGCAACGGTAGTGGTGGTGGGTTTCCAGTTCGTCATTGTCGTTCTCCTTTGTGTCAGTAGTAGTCGTATTCGTAGCAGTCATTCATGCCATCAAGGTAGGCATCCAACTCTTCATCTGTCAAGTCTTTCGTATCCAACCAGAACTGATACTCACGGCAGGCTTCTTCCCAGTCTTGGAAGGCAGCATTACGTACAGCCTCAAGGCCACAGAACGACCACTCCTCGTATCGTGAGATCACATCATCCAGTGGTCCATCAACAAACACCACCGCCTCCTCACCAGTCTCCTGCCGAAAGATGGCATTGTAACTCAGCTTGGCCTTAGTATCCTCGACTGCTTGCAGTAGTCCAGCACTATGCACCATCACACTTCCTCCTTCATCTCTGCGTTCCATTCCTCTTCAGTGATACCAGTCATAATGAACTCCCGGTCCACATCAGACAGGTGGGGCATTGCTCTCTGGATCAGCATACCACTGCGCCAGCGGTCATACTCTTCCTCGGTCACATCAATGTCACGGGTTCTTACTACGCCACTCAGTATGGACTTGCGAATGAACTGCATTGTCTTTCTCCTTGGGTTAACCTCGGACCGTCCGAGGATAGATTTCAGTGTCACGGGTAGAAGGGTTCTCGCTTCGCTACGAGTAGAAGGGTCGCGTCTTGGGGTAATACATGTCAGGCAGTTGCTCGGTGAAGGCACGGACCACCAGCCTCTCGTCGCCCCTGTCCTTGTTCTCTTCCATGCACCACGCCCACAACTCTTGGCTGTAGTCGTAGGCATCCTGATACTTGTCAAAGAACTTGATCTTGGCGTGTTCGACTAGGCCACCACAGCTATACCACCAGCCACCCTCTTCGGGTCCACCATAGGCACGGTCAGCCGTATACGCAGCGACGCACCACCACTCAGCGGGACGCTCACTCGTCTTTTCAAACCTGCCCTTTATATCGAGACCCGTGTAGCACTCGTAGAAATCATCCCACTCCACCTCATTGTGCTGGCGCTCATACGTCATTCCGGGTGACACCTCACGGGAATAGATCGGACACATCTCGCTCAGGTATTCCATCTCACTTCACCCCCACAATCAGGCCATCCTTCATCTTCACCTCAGCGAAGAACTCACGCCCCATCCCCGTGATGTGAGGACGATTGGCCACCACAATGGTGCCGTTGTCCACATACTCAGGACCAAACATGCTCGTCTCTACGTAGCGCAGAGGCTTACCCACACATGCCTTGAGTTCTTTCTTGCTCGGGTAGTATGCAATCATCGTCATGTCGTTTCTCCTTTGGTTGTATCCTCGGACCATCCGATATTAGATTTGCGTTTCGATTGAGCCTTTAGAAAAGCACGGCCCACATCGACTGTCAAGTCACTCATGTCGCGCCCACCACACTCACCTCGCGGGTGCATACACATCTGCACATGCCACACGCTGCGCCACCACTTGTCTGCACGTTGCGCTATACGCTTACGCTTGGGCCACACATCACACCTCATCATCATCATGGCCAGCACACACCAGCCACGCCATGCTCACCACAAAGGCAAACAGGATCACGCTCAATTCGATTGTCATGGGGTTCTCCTTTCTTCCCCTTTCAGGGGGTTCTATCCTCGGACCGTCCGATATTACCTCGGCCATCCCCCGAAGGGGGACAATAGCAATGCAAAAAGGCCCCCCGGTCGTCTGACGGACAAGGGAGCCTCGTGCTTTGATGATGGTGTAACCCCGAAGGGTTACTTTTTGCGCTTGGCCATCAGGGCCTTGGTGAAGGCGGCGAAGTCCAGATTGTTATCTGCGATAAGGGTCCAGACCAGATCAGCCAATTCGGTTTCATTCTGCACCTTCGGTGCTTTGGCCTCAGCCTTCGGTGCAACCTCAGTTTCCCCTTTAGGGGAGGACTTCTGGTCCATCTTACGAACCCCGGCACCATTCGAGGCTTTGCCTTCGGCAGCTTTGATACGCTTCCGAATTGCCGAAACACCAAGGGTGTCAAGAGCACCGTCTTTGTTCAACTTCTGGACCTTAGTCCAGTTTGCCGCAAGGAACATGGCATCAGAACGGTCCTGAAAGGACATGGAACCCAGATCGGTCCCGGCAAGATACTGGCCGAAGGCCTTGCGGTTATCGGCAAACAGAGCCTGAAGGCCAAGCAGAATCGTTCCGATTTCACGGTAGTGGTCGAGCATCTGCTCTTGCATCAGCCACATGGTGTCATAGACGGCGGAAGCATGTTTGATTGCTTCAGCAATGGTGAAGGATTTCTTGCCGACTTTGACAGTGGCATCGGCGGCGATAACTACGTTAGCAATATTCGACATGGTGTTTCTCCGGTTTCCCCTAAAGGGGGTTTGGTTTGCCGCAGCGGAATTGCCTTGGCCCCTTTAGAAGGCACCGGGAAAATCCGGTTGTCAAGGCTTTTTTATCCCGAAGGGATAGGGTCTCGAAATGCTATCCTCGGACGGTCCGATAATGGGTTACCCTAAAGGGTAAAGATGGCAAAACTTTTCCTGGGCGGGGTTAGGCATTATGCAAGGCGCGGGCAACAAAAAGTCTTGGGGTTCTGAGCTGGTCTTTTTGGCAAGTCTAAGGGAACCTTAGGAGAGTCCCGGTGGTGAATCCATCTCGCCGCTTGCCGATTGGTCAGAAAACCTTACCAATTTCTTTCTGCTTTAGCAGGGTCAGGAAAGTTACATTCTCTAGGATTCCTTTTGGAATCAACATGTTAGGCATCATGGCATACATCACGCCTTGCATAATGCACCTACCTACCTAGGCATAGCGGGTAGAGGGGGGCGGGCATGGGCCATGCGGGGGGTGCCTGATAGCGTATACCCACAATGACAGCGGGGGGATTTTTGTAGTTCTGTTAACCAGAAAAAACCTCAGTGGTTAACAACATGTATTTCTTTACCAGTTGGTCAAAAATGGTACCACAGTTGTAGAGAGCGTAGGAGGGGCCTCAGAGAGCGATCTCTTGTCTTGGCTATGGTGACCTAGAAAAAGTGGAGATGCTTATCTGGCGGCTCTCTATGAGGCTCTTTTAGCTATGTTCGTGGTGTTACTCCTGAGTGGGGTGAGTCTGGAGGTAGAGAGCTTGGGGAGGAGTAAATATTTCTAGAAAAAGATGAGAAGACCTCTTGACAAACGACAGGAAGGCGGTATATTACATTAAGAGATACATGATGTATAGCTTCAAGAAGCTTAGTGTATCTCATAATGAAGCCTGATGAGATAGCTTCAAGAGTACCTTAAGGTATACTTAAGTACTTATTACCTTTAAGTAATTATATAAAAATAAGGTATAACCTTATGAAGCTTAAGGTAGGAGCATTATGTATCTCTTAATGTATATACATAGGAAGGAAAAACAGAATTTCAAGTACCCTAAGGTAATTTTTTCTGTCGTTCCTCTTTTGAGGTGTAACCTCTTCCAAACTTTCTCCTGAAAGTACAAGATAAGGCTTGACTCTAAGAAGCCTAAGGATATAACTAGCAAATGAAATACTTCGCAGACGATGATGTGCTCACCAACTTCTACAATGCCCTTGCAGACAAGGATGAAGGTAGACTTAAGAGGGTTCACATACCCCGATCTGATGTGTTCTACGTTCGTGAGGCCATCTTCCAGAGGACTGGGGAAAGATACTCCCTAGACAGGATTGAGAGAGCCATGTACCTAGAGGGTCACCTGAAGAAGAGTGACGTTTTTGAGCCAGATCGTAAGAGAGAGTGGGAATAATGCCCAGTGAAAAAGACCCCAGACTGGCCAGAGCAGGTGTTGCAGGCTTCAATAAACCCAAGAGAACCCCAGATCACCCCAAAAAGTCCCACATTGTGGTAGCAAAAGAGGGTGATAAGGTCAAAACTATCAGGTTTGGTGAGCAGGGTGCCAGTACTGCAGGTGCTCCCAAGGCTGGTGAGGCTGACAAAATGAAGAAAAAGAGAGCCTCCTTCAAGGCAAGACACGCCAAGAACATTGCAAAGGGCAAAATGTCTGCTGCGTACTGGGCAGATAAAGAAAAATGGTAGAAAAAACAAGGAATTACAAGTCAGAGTACGCTAACTATCACGCGAAGCCCGAACAGCGGGAGCGTAACAATGCTCGTAAACGTGCTCGTTATGACTTGGAGAAAAAAGGTGTAGTGTCTAAGGGGGATGGTAAAGACGTGGATCATGTCAATGGCAAACCTAAAGACAATAGACCTAAAAACCTTCGTGTAGTCACCAAGACTGCCAATCGGTCTTTCCCCAGAACAAAGACTGCAGCCAAGAAAAACCCAAAGGACTAAGACTATGGCATCATTTAAAGAGGCGTTTGCTAAGGCGCGTAAAGAACTTGGCGCAGGTAAGACTTTCACTTGGAATGGTAAATCTTACACGACTGATTATGCTGAAGAGGCTAAGAAAGCTGCCCCTAAGCCTAAGGCTCGTCCCGCCTCTGTGGAAGCTAATGCTCGTGAAGTAAAAGCAAAGACTGAGATGGCTAAGAAGGCTTCCATGAAGGAGGCTCTTAAAGCTACTTCTGGTACTGTTAAGCCCATTGCTGCCAGTGCTAGTGCCTCTGCCAAAGTAGATGTGCGTCCCGGTGCTAAGGCTGCTTCTGTTGCAGAATCTCGTAAGGGTATGACTGAGGCTGAGCGTCGTGCTGACCGTAGAGCCAAGGATGCTGCTGCTACTGCTGCAAGAACTGCTGCAAGAAAGAAGCCTGAAGAGAGTGCAAAGCTTAAGCGTCTTCGGGAAGAGCTTGCAATGCAGAAGGATCGTAGCGCAGTAAAGCGTGGTATGACCCTCCGTGAGCGTAGTGGTTCGTAATCATGCCTCTTACCGCCAAAGGTAAAAAGATCAAGGCTGCTATGCAGAAAGAGTACGGTAAGAAGGCCGGAGAAAAGGTCTTCTACGCCACAGAGAACAAGGGCACCATTAAGGGTGTCACCAAATCCCGGAGGAAAGACAAATGATGTACGGCAAGTCAGGCGGCGGTAAAGAAATGAAAAAAGGTATGGCTATGGGTGGTATGCCCATGGTCAACAAGGGTGGCAAGAAGGTTCCTGCATTTGCTGCAGATGGCATTGGTAAGATGGCCAAAGGTGGTATGACCAAGAAGGGCTACAACAAGGGCGGAATGGCCAATTGCGGTGCTTCGATGAAACCTGCTCAAGGTAAGGGTAAATAATCATGGCTAAGAAACCTGCACCTAAATTCACCCCCTGCAAGTCTTGCCCTGCACCAGCCAAGTGTAAGGCAATGGGTTCCTGCATGGCCAAGAAGAAGTCTAAGTAATGGCAGAAGTTAGGGCAATCTCTCACGTAATTGCGTGTACAACTGCAGCGACCCATGTCCTGTATACGTGTCCGCTCAATTGCAGGTCAAAGATTCCCCTAGTTTTCTTTACCAATGCTGGTGGAACAAACACAGTCTCACTGAAGTGGTACAGAAAAGCTGACAATGCTACATACTACATCATTGGTGGTAAGAATATGAGTACAGGGGAGTTTGTACAACTCTCACAGAGCTACATTGTGCTGGACCCTGAGGACCGTCTAGAGATTGTCTTGGGGTCTAGTGGGACTGTAGATGCACTCTGCACTGCAGAAGAACTCTTTACTGCCAATACGACAAGGCCACAGTCATGACGAGGACTAACGAAAAGCTTTGGGAAGCCTCTAAGGCGCAGGCAAAGGCAAAGATGGGTGGCAAACACTCAGCAAGAGCCATGCAACTGGCAGGCAAAATCTACAAAGAAAAGGGTGGTAGTTACTCTGGGGAGAAGACTGAATCCCAGAAATCTTTGACCAAATGGACAAAAGAAGAGTGGGGCACTAAGTCTGGCAAGAACTCCACCGAAGGCCCAAAAGCTACTGGGGAACGGTATCTGCCCAAGAAAGCCAGAGAAGCCCTCTCCAAAGAAGAGTATGCCCGTACCAGTGCGAAGAAAAGAGAAGACACCAAGAAAGGGAAGCAGTTCTCCAAGCAGCCCGAAAGTGTTGCAAAGAAAACAGCGAGGTTCCGCAAATGACTACTCCTAGACAGCTTACCGAGATGCAACAGAAGTTCCTTGATGTCCTCTTCGAAGAGGCTCGGGGTGACTACGTTAAGGCCAAGAAGCTGGCTGGCTATAGCGACACATACTCCACCAAGCACATCGTTGAGTCCATTGAGGATGAGATTGCAGAACTCACCAAGAAGTTCATCACTCGTGTTGGTGTTAAGGCTGCATACAGCATGTACGAAGTGATTGTTGACCCTACTGCACTCGGCAACAAAGAGAAGATGGCTGCAGCTAAGGATTTGCTTGATCGTGGTGGCTTCAAGGCCAAGGATGAAGTCAAGGTGGAGTCTGATGTCCCACTCTTTATTCTCCCTTCTAAGAAAAGTGATTGACAGTTTGTGTCGTTGATAGTATAAGTAACTCATGCCAAAAATCAAAACAGAATGGAAACTCCCAAAACCCATCGACCATGGTGACCACTTCGAGTGGAAGCCTGTTGTCAGAAGCGGCAGGATTATGCCCTTCGGGTACAGAGAAGACCCCAACGACCCGGATGTGCTGCTCCCCATTCCAGAAGAGTTAGAACTCCTTGAGCAAGCAAAGAAGCACCTCAAGAAGTACTCCTACAGAGCAGTTGCAGCTTGGTTGAGTGAGCAGAGTGGTAGACCCATCTCTCACGTAGGTCTGTATAAGAGGATTAAGCTTGAGTACAAACGTAAGACAGACGCTGCAAACCAACGCTTCTTTGCCGAGAAGTACAAAGCGGCCCTCGAAAAAGCCGAAAGACTTGAAGCAAAAATCGGTGGAAGTGCAGTCAGAACCAGTGGTAATAGTGCCAGCGGAGAGCAAAACCTACGCACAAGCGATTCCAGCGAAGTTTGATGTTGAGAAGGCTAGGGAAGTTATCTTCCAACCCAACCCCGGACCTCAGACAGAGTTCTTGTCTGCAGATGAGCAAGAGGTTCTCTATGGTGGTGCAGCGGGTGGTGGTAAGTCCTACGCCATGTTGGCAGACCCAGTACGATATTTGAACAACGAACATGCCAAGATGCTCTTGGTACGTAAGTCTACAGAAGAACTTCGAGAACTGGTTTCTGTTTCAAAGATGTTGTACCCCAGAGCCATTCCGGGGATTAAGTTTTTAGAAAGAGACAAGACTTGGGTAGCACCGTCTGGAGCAACACTCTGGATGAGCTACCTTGACGCAGATGATGACGTTACTCGCTATCAGGGTCAAGCATACAACTGGATTGGTTTCGACGAACTTACCCAGTGGTCTAGTCCCTACGCTTGGAACTACATGCGTTCTCGTCTCAGAACAACTCGTGATAGCGGTCTAAAGCTGTATCAGAGAGCTACAACCAACCCCGGAGGGGCAGGACATCACTGGGTTAAGAAAGCCTTCATTGATCCCTCACCTCCCGGTAAAGCTTTCTGGGCTATCGACCCGGAGACAGGTGAAACCCTCCAGTGGCCCAAGGGTCATTCTCGTGAGGGTGAGCCTCTCTTACAAAGACGTTTTATCCCTGCAACCCTCTTCGATAACCCATATCTGGCTGATGATGGTATGTACGAAGCCAACCTCTTGTCTCTTCCTGAGCACCAGAGGAAGCAGCTTCTAGAAGGTAACTGGGATACTGCAGAGGGTGCTGCTTTTCCAGAGTTTAACCGTAAGCTTCACGTTATTGACCCGTTTGAAATCCCTACTAGCTGGCCAAGGTTTCGTGCGGCTGACTACGGCTACAGTTCTTATACTGGTGTTCTTTGGTTTGCTGTGGCTCCTGACGAGCAGTTGATTGTGTACCGTGAGTTGTACGTCTCCAAGGTTCTTGCAGAGGATTTGGCAGACAGAGTTCTTGAAGAAGAGTCGGGGGAGAAGATGCGCTACGGTGTACTTGACTCCTCCCTCTGGCACAAGCGTGGTGATACTGGCCCCAGCATTGCTGAACGCATGATCCTCAAGGGGTGCCGCTGGCGTCCTGCAGACAGGAGTAAGGGTTCTCGTATCGCAGGTAAGAACGAAATCCACAGACGTTTGCAGCACGATACTTACACAGATGCACCCAGAATGGTTATCTTTAATACCTGTAAGAACCTGATCTCTCAACTGCCATCTCTTCCCCTAGATAAGTCTAACCCAGAAGATGTGGACACTAAGGCAGAAGATCACTTGTACGATGCCCTGAGATACGGGGTTATGACTCGCCCGAGGAGTGGTCTATTCGATCTGGACCCTAACTCTGGCAGGACTGGCTTTCAAATCGCTGACAGTACCTTCGGCTACTAACACAAATTGGAAATGAGAATGGAAGAAGACAACATCTCCCCCGATAGCATTAAGATGCTTGCAGTCGAGGATACCTCTGGCGACACGAACACTGATAAAAAAGCAGGTACGATTGTCTCCTACGTGGAAGAGCGTTTCTCTAAGGCTGAGACTGCGAGAGAGACGGAGGAGCAGCGTTGGATTATGGCCTACCGCAATTACCGTGGTTTGTATGGCCCTGATGTCAAATTTACTGACACCGAGAAGTCCAGAGTTTTTGTGAAAGTTACTAAAACTAAAGTGCTTGCTGCCTTTGGGCAGATGACCGAGGTGCTCTTCGGTGGTAATAAGTTTCCTATCACTATTGATCCTACTACGCTCCCTGAGGGTGTGGTAGATACAGTCCACATTGAGACTAACGACGAAGTGAAGAAGGCAGAGAAGGCTGCTGGTATTGAGCCTTTGCTTCCCGGCGAGACCATGCAGGACTACCGTGAGCGTCTTGGTGGACTCAAGAAAGAGCTTGAGCCTATCGAAGAGGTTCGTCCCGGCCCCGGCATGACTCCCTCTCAGATTACCTTTGAGCCTGCTATGATTGCAGCCAAAAAGATGGAAAAGAAAATCCACGACCAGCTTGAAGAGTCTCATGCCTCTAAGCACCTGCGGTCTACTGCCTTTGAGTGTGCTTTGTTTGGTACTGGCGTAATGAAGGGTCCGTTTGCGGTGGATAAAGAGTATCCTCGCTGGAACGATGAGGGCACTTACGATCCTGTGATTAAGACTGTTCCCATGGTCTCCAACGTGTCTATCTGGAACTTCTACCCGGACCCAGATGCCAACAATATGGAAGAGTCTGAGTTTGCCATTGAGCGTCACAAGATGTCTCGCAGTGATCTCCGTAAGCTTGCTACCCGTCCCTACTTCCGTAAGAATGAGATTGAAGCTGCAATCAAGTCTGGCCCCAACTACATCAAAGAGTGGTGGGAGCAGGTCATGGAAGATGATGCCCAACAGCCCAGCACAGAGCGTTACGAGGTTCTGGAGTTCTGGGGCAATGTGGACAAAGACATCCTTGAGAACCACAATGTAACCATTCCTTCGGAACTCAAAAACAAACTTCAAGTCTCGGTCAATATTTGGGTCTGCAATGGCAGAGTTCTTCGTCTTGTGATGAACCCCTTCACACCCACGATCATCCCCTTCTACGTTGTGCCCTATGAGATCAATCCCTATTCGATGTGGGGCGTTGGTGTTGCAGAGAATATGGATGACACTCAGACCCTGATGAACGGGTTTATGCGTATGGCAGTGGACAATGCTGCTCTGAGTGGCAACCTGATTATTGAAGTGGACGAGACAAACCTTGTTCCGGGTCAAGACCTGACTGTATATCCCGGTAAAGTCTTCCGGCGTCAGGGTGGTGCTCCGGGTCAGGCCATCTTCGGTACGAAGTTTCCTAACGTCTCCAACGAAAATATGCAGATGTTTGATAAAGCCAGAGTATTGGCCGATGAATCCACTGGTTTCCCGTCGTTTGCTCATGGCCAGACTGGTGTGAGTGGTGTCGGTCGTACAGCTTCTGGTATTTCCATGCTTATGTCTGCCGCTAACGGTTCTATCCGTACTGTGGTCAAGAACATCGACGACTACCTGCTTGCACCTCTGGGTAAAGCACTGTTTAGCTTCAACATGCAGTTTGACTTTGATCCTGAGATCAAGGGTGACTTGGAAGTCAAGGCTGCTGGTACTGAATCCCTGATGGCCAACGAAGTTCGTTCTCAGCGTCTGATGCAGTTCCTTGGTGTTGTTCAGAACCCTGTCCTCGCTCCGTTTGCTCGTATGGATTACATCGTCCGTGAGATTGCTAAGTCTATGGACCTTGATCCCGATAAGGTTGCAAATTCCATGCAACGTGCAGCCATTCAAGCTGAAATTCTCAAGAGCTTCCAAGCAACTCAGCCCCCTGCACCTCAGGCTCCTCAACCGGGACAGCCTCCTGCCGCTCCTGCAGGGGTTCAGGCTCAGGATACGACAGGCTCTGGTGGAGGTAACATGGGTACTGGCTCTGTCCCTACTCCGGGTGAGCCGGGTTTTGCAGCCAATACTGGTGAGGGCCAGCAGTGAACCTAAAGCCTTTCGTCAACAACAAAGAACTCTGGACTGACTTCCAGCAAGAGTTGGGCAACAGAATCCAAGCCTGCTACAAGAAGCTTGAACAGGTCACAGACACTGTAGATATTTACCGGACTCAAGGAGAGATTCAAGCCTTGAAGAACCTGATGAAACTCCGTGACAAGGTGAATGCAGAATGAGACTCAAGGACCAAACAGAAGAAGCTTTTGCAGAAGACTTTGGAACCTTTCCTGACACTGGTGAAGCCCCTAAGGGTAAAGGTTACATTGAGCTTCTTGTAGACAATATTGTGGGTCTTGATAACGAGTATGAATCTTTTGGGGAAGCCTTCGGTAAGTCCTTCAATGAGGATGAACTTGGTACCCTAAAGAACATGGCTCTTAGTGCCTACGAAGGTGCCAAGGAGTTTGTCACAAGCCCTATTGAGACGACAAAAGATGTTGCTACAGAAATTTCCGATAGCGTTTCCAGACTTGGTGCAGAGAGCCTTGATGGAAGAATCAAGCGGATGTATGGTGTAGGCTATCAGGATGCTACTGAGGAGCAGGTCACTAAAGCACGAGAAGCTGTCATTGGTGATGCTATTACTGCTTCCTCTTTGGTCCCTGCTGCCAAGGGTGCAACGACAGTGGCTAAGGCTGCTATCCCCGGCAAGGTTCAGGCTGACGTTGTAGGCCAGATGCGGTCCATTCTTGATGGTGACACAGAGTTCAGAACCGAATCTAAGAACCCTCCCGTAGGCCTGAGTGCAGACGTTGTGGGTTCTCAAGAGATTAAAACACCTCAGAGATTTCAAGCTGGTGAGTATACTAAAGCTCCTCCAAGCTATAAAGTGCCGGAAGCTGAGATCACTAAGTTTGAAACCCTTGTAGCATCTCCTGCAAGTTCAGTTGTCACACACCGTGTAGCTAAAGACCTTGAAGCTATCTCTAATCTTGGAGAGATTCCCGTAGGTAAGTTTATTGATTTACAGGAAGACCTTGCATTTGTTGCTGACTCTCAACGAGATAAAGTTGTTGACTCCTTCCTTAAGAATAACAATGTTACGTTTGGAGATGTAAAGGACGCTGGCTACACTGGTGAAAAAGAGGCTTTGAAATATTACGCAATGGGAGTGCAATTCTCAGAGGCGAACAAAGAGTACCAAAGATTTCTAAATCAAAACAACCTCCTTCATCAAAGTGATATTCGCACTCCACTACAAAAGCCCTTTGAGATTTCTTACAGAGACCCTGTTATGGAAATTGCAGAAGGTCTATCTTTCCCTAAGAATGGGATGAAGGGGTCTGACTTTATCAAAGTACTTGACAAATCCCCTGCTGCAAAGTCTGCTCTCTACAACTCTGCTGACCTTGGTATTGATAAAAGTAAGTTTTACACCAAAGAGGATTTGCTTTCGACCATTGAGCCAAAGACTTGGAAAGGCTCTTTTGCTGTTCAGGACTATCCACGCTATCGTAGGACTCAAATTCAAGAGTTTGATGACATGGAAGCAGATGGAGATTACAAAGAAATCCTTTTCAACGTAGAGCGCAAAGACAAAAGCCTGCCTACCTTTGATATCCCTGAAGAACTCAGAAAAGAATATGGCTCCTACCATTTCCCTGAGAACACTCTCGCACATGCTCGTATTTCTACGAATGAGAACTTTGGTACAGGGCAGAAAGAGTTGCTTGTCCATGAGTTTCAGAGTGACTACTTGCAAAAAGGTGCAAAGAAAGCAGGTCCGGGTGCAGACATTGCGGCTGTTAGGGCTTCTGCAAAAGAAGTAGCTACACGGGACATTGATAAAGAACTGCTTACACCAGATGTGCAGGCTGTTGTTGACAGGGCTTTGAACGACCCAGAATCAAACAGGTTGGGCTGGATTGACGGAGGTCTTGAGAGGGAACTTAGAGAAGACCTCAAAAAAGCGGGGTTGAGTTTTGACGACAGAAATGCTCTCTTGCTTAATATTCAAGACGGACTTGTAGAGATTGCATCTGCTGACACAAGGGGTGCCACAAAACTTCCAGTAGGCAATGTGAGTGACGCAGTAGAAAATCTTCTTGACGGTGTTCTTGGTTACGCTCAAGATACTGGTGTTGATAAAGTCTTTATCCCCTCTCTTGAGCAGATTGTAGGGCATGAAGGTAGATTTAAGCCGGGGTCTTTTGAGTTTTTTGAGCAGACTCAACCGGGTTCTTTCTTCTATCAGACTTATGTCACAGGTTTGGACAAGGCGACAAGAGACCTGTCTGACACTACAAATGCAACTGTTACCCGTGAAGTCAAGACTACGGGCGGTTCTGCAGGACAACCTAGAATGTATGTAGGTCTTCCTGATGATATTGCAGCAGCTTTTACAAAAGACATGAAGGTTGCAAAGCTTTATAACGATATGTTGAATGACAGGATTACTGAGGAGCAGCTTCTTAAGGCTTCCGGTTTGGAAAAAGAAGGTCTGAAATCTTTCAGAGATAACTACAGAGAAGAGTTTGACAAGGCTTCTAAAGCACGAGACAGAGACTGGTTAAAGACGTTTAAGAAAACTGCATACAATGACGCAGTTAAAACCTATGGTGAACTTAAGACTTTAGACACTCCCGGCACGATGATTGATATCTCCGAGGCTAAGACGCGGTTTGACTTCACTAAACCTAAGATGGCCAAGGGCGGTCTTGTAAAAACCTTTGCCGAGGGTGGCATGATAGAGGATGACCAAATGAATAGACTGATGCAAGAAGGTGGCATGGCTGATGACGGAATGAGCCGTGAGCCTGTCACTGGTAATGAAATCCCTCCGGGTTCCTTGGTTTCGGAAGTGCGGGATGATATTCCTGCTCAACTCTCTGAGGGTGAGTATGTTGTCCCTGCAGACGTGTTGCGCTACTACGGTGTGCGGTTCTTCGAAGACCTTCGTGCTCAGGCTAAGCAAGGCATGATGGAGATGGAGTCTGATGGCCGTATTGGTGGTACCCCCGTAGACGCTCAGGGAGTGCCCGCAGGAGGGATGGACGAAGAGCTTACCCCTGAGGAAGAGCAGATGCTCATGGAGGCCCTAGGAGGCTCTAGAACTGCGCCTACGGGTATGGCTTACGGTGGTATGACTGAGCAGCCTATCTCCACTCCGTACCAAGATCAAGCTACCATGTACCAAATGCCTACGGGTATGCAAGAGGGTGGTATGGCTTTTGACCGCACTAAATTTACTCTGGGTGATGACACTTCCTCCGGTATTGAAGCAAGACGCTACATTAATCCAACGACCAAAGAAGAACGCACTGTGAACTTCTTGAATGGTATTCCGCTTGGGATTATCCCCGAGGGTTTTGTCCCTTGGACCAAAGAGCTTGCAGATCAACCTAAACCCGGAACAGAGACTGGTACTACTACTGGTACCCCTGAGGTTAAGACTGAACGTGATGACAGAGGAAGGGACAGAGATCAAACCCCTACTACTGGTGAAGGTTCTACGGGTTGGGCAGAGAAGAACTACGACGCATTCACTGCAGACCCTTATGGCTTTGGGATGAAGGCTCTTGAAGGTGCAAATAAAAACAACATGGGTGTCCTTGGTAAAGTAGGTGCACTTGGTGTTTTTGGGGATGCCGGAAAGGTTAAGGCTATCTCAGAAGCTAACTTAGCTCTTTCTAGAGTAACGGACGAAGCTCAGAGGGAGATTTTGCAGGAAGGTATTGCAAATCTCACTGAAAGTATCTCTAGTCCCCTTGTCTATGGAGGTGTTAAGAGCGGTCTTTTAGGTAGCGGAAAAAATTTGATTAAACAAGTTGAAGAATACACATCCACCAAAACACCAACTACCTCTGCTGCTGCACCTACAGTAGGAACTCCAACAACGAGTACCCAAAAAGACAACAAACCCTCTACCACAGATTCAGGTAATAGGCTTGGTTTCAGTCCAAGTACCCCGTCTAAGGATGTTGGTGTAACCCGTACTGGTGGTGATAGGAAAAGCATTGGCTTTGGTACTTCTGTTGGAAAAGTTGATACCAAGTCTACCAGTGATAAAGGTTTGAGCATGGGAACTTCTGGTGGAACTCCCGGCAGAACCAACACTGGCAACAATCCCGGAAATCCGAATGCCCCCGGCTACAGCGGGAGGAGTGGTACTGGTAATGTAGGTACTGGGACTTCTGGCAGCTACGGTCAAGGTGGGTCAAATGCAACTCGTCGTGCAGAGGGTGGCCTCATCTCCAAACCTAAAAAGACTACTCGCGGTAAAAAAGGTCTTGCCTCCTAATCAAGACTGTGCTATACAAATAATAAGGCTACCCAGCCAAGGCTGGCCCCAACATAAAGGATAAAGAATGTCTGTAACTAAAGTCTACGTTGATTCCTCATTCAGCAGCCGTAACCGTAAACGTATTGAGAATGAAGAAAAAGAACTTGAAGAGCTTATCAATAGAACAAAGGCCCCAGAAGAAGAGCCTACGGAAGACGTAGAGGTCAAGACCCAAGAGGTTGAGCCTGAACCTAACGACCCGGAAGAGAAGTCTTTTAAGAAACGCTATGGTGATCTGCGTAGACACCTTTCTGAAAAAGAAAAAGAGTGGGAAGCAAAGTTCGAGGAGTTGAAGAACTCTGTGACACCCAGTGCACGTATTTTGCCTCCTAAGTCTGATGAAGACATTGCAGCATGGGCAAGTAAGTACCCCGATGTTGCATCTATTGTTGAGACGATTGCAACTAAGAAAGCAGAAGAAAAGCTCTCTCAGTACAAAAACAAGTTTGATGAGTACGAGAAGATGTCTGTTGAGGCTGTGCGGAGTAAGGCCCTTGATGCTATCCGGGTGTCTCACCCTGACTTTGATGCTCTCCGTAAGTCTGACGAGTTCCACAATTGGGCAGAAGAACAACCTAAGTGGGTTCAAGATGCTCTCTATGAGAACGAAGAAGATGCTCGTGCAGTAATCCGTGTTATTGACCTGTACAAAGTCGATAAGGGTTTGACCCCCTCGGCCCTCAAGGCAAAGAACAAAGAAGCTGCCTCTCTCGTTCCGACCAAGACCAAAGCCAATGTAGACTTTGATAAGGACGGTGAGAAGATTTACGAATCCCGTGTTGCTAAGATGAACATGGATGAATACGCCAAGAACGAGAACAAGATCATGGAAGCTATCCGCAAGGGTAATTTTGTGTACGATCTCTCTGGCGGTGCAAGATAGTTCTTGACAAGTAAGGACTTCTTCATATAACTACCTCAAATAGCTGTGGCCTCTCAGTGACACCCATGGCTATTTGTTTTCCCTTAAAGCTTAACCATCAAGTAAGACTTACCTGACTAAGTACAGGCCCATATTCCTTGAACCATAACTGATCCTTATAGTTCATAGACGATGCACCCTAGAAACCCGTCAGCCTCTTATAGACATGTTTTGCTTCTAATCAAAGCCAAATATCATAGGAGGATTTTCTCATGGCTTTCCAAACTGCTCCGGGCTACGGCTCGCTTCCTAATGGAAATTTTTCTTCGGTCATCTACTCGAAGAAAGTTCAACTCGCTCTCCGTAAAGCAACTGTGGTTGGTGACATCACTAACTCGGATTACTTCGGTGAAATCTCGGCTCAGGGTGATACCGTCCGTATCATCAAAGAACCGGAAATCTCGGTCTCGTCCTACGCACGTGGCACCCAGATTCAAGCTCAAGACCTTGACGACGAAGACTTCTCGCTGGTTATTGACAAGGCCAACTACTTCGCCTTCAAAGTTGATGACATCGAAGAAGCTCACTCGCACGTCAACTTCATGGACCTTGCTACCAACCGTGCGGCTTACCGCTTGGCTGACCAGCATGACCAAGAAGTTCTGGGCTATCTGTCGGGCTACAAGCAGACCGCTCTCCATGCTAATGCTGGTGCAGTGAATGACGTTGTGAATGGCACCAAAGCTATCACCACGGCTGGTTCGGACGAACTGCTGACTTCGATGAAGCTCATCAAGTCCTCGTTCGGCAACATCACCACGGCTTCGGCTGGCGACCACTCGATTCCGGTTGCTGCTCGTCTTCCGGGTGCTACTGCTCTCCCGACCGAATACGTCTCGCCCGTCATGCTGATTAACCGCATGGGCCGTCTGCTCGACCAGCAGAATGTGGACAAGACTGGCCGTTGGTTGGTGATTGACCCCGTGATGATGGAAGTCCTGATGGATGAAGACTCGCGCTTCCTGAACGCCGACTTCGGTGACTCGGGTGCTCTGCGTAATGGTCTGGTCCTGACGAACTGGAACGGCTTCCGCGTCTACGTGTCGAACAACCTGCCGCAAGTCGGTACGGGTTCCTCGACCACGGGTGTTGCCAACCAGAACTCGAACTACGGTGTGATCGTTGCTGGTCATGACTCGGCTGTGGCTACCGCTGAGCAGATCAACAAGACCGAGACCTACCGTGACCCGGACTCGTTCGCTGACATCGTGCGTGGTATGCACCTGTACGGTCGTAAGATTCTGCGCCCGGAAGCTATCACCACTGCGAAGTACAACCTCGCCTAATATAGACCCTAGGGTATCCCTCTGTGGGGTACCCTTAACCGCCATAGGAAAGGACACTTAAATGGCTACTGTTACCACTCTCGCGGGCGGGTCTGTTGATGGCTTCACCGCTGGGCGTATGCCCTACTTCAAAGAAGTCTTGGTTGACTTCGCTGCTGCTGCTACTGCTAAAGGCTCGGCTCTGGCTGCTGCTGACGTGATCGAAGCTATCTCGGTTCCGGCCAATAGCATGATCCTGAACGCTGGTCTGGAAGTTATCACCGTTGCTGGTGGTGAGTCCTCGGACAACACTCTGGACCTCGGCACTGGCGTTGACGCTGACAACTTCGTTGATGGTTTCGACCTTGACGCTGCTGCTGCTGGCGCTTATGCTCAGAATGCTGCTGCTTTCCAGCCCATCGTGGTTGGCACTGCTGACACCATTGACCTGACGATTGCTACCGCTACGACTGCCCCGACCTCGGGTGTTGTTCGTGTGTGGGCTGTTCTGATTGACATTGATGCACGTAAGACCGCTGCAGAAGTTGACCGCGACACTCTCGCATAATTAAGAGCTTGAGGGGACTGCTTAGGTGGTCCCCTTCACCCCAAGGAGAAACTAATGGCCATTACGACAGCAATGTGTGCAAGCTTTAAGCAAGAACTTCTTGGCGGCACCCACGACCTTGATACCGATATCCTTAAGATGGCCTTGATTAAGGCATCTCCCACTGGTACATATGGTGCCTCTACAACGAATTACTCTGACGTGACTGGCAACTCTGACGAGGCTAGTGGCACGAACTACACGACTGGTGGACAGACCTTGGATGGGGCCACAATCTCCCTAGATGGAACCACTGCCATCGTAGACTTCACCGACGAGGTTTTTTCTAACGTCACTGTGTCCGCAGATGGTTGCATCATCTATAATAGCTCTAAGTCTGACCGTGCAATCTGTGTAATCGACTTTGGTGGTACCGTGAGTGCTACCGCTGGTGACCTGACAATCCAATTCCCTACTGCTGACGCAACTAACGCCATTATCCGCATCGCCTAAAAGGACACAAGATGTCTTTCTACGACTCCTCAGACGCTATTTATGGGGTCGGTAGGTACGGCTCAGCCCGATACGGTGTGGTCACTCCCGTTGTACTCCTGACTGGTGTTAGTGCCACAGGTCTTACCAGAGAACCACACCTTGATGGCTTTGAGATTGACATCCATGAGATAGTCCATGGGGTTGCTGCAACAGGCAGCGTTGGGTCTCTCACCCTACACGTAGTAGAGAAACTTGATAGCACACCTGCAACTGCATCCGTAGGCACTGTTGTCCCTGTAGTCACTGTCTTTATAGGCTCAGTAGAAGCCTTCGAAGGTGTCAATGAGGTTCAAGTAAACGTCTCTGAAGTACTTGAGTCTGTCTCTGCAACCTTTACTATCAACGCCGCAGGGCTAGATATTAGGTCTATTAACAGAGTTGATATCTTTGGTCCAGATGTTTTTGGTGAGGTTGGTACCCCAGAGGTTCAAGTCAGAGAATACGTCAGCGGTGATAGTGCCACTACCTCTGTCTCTTCGACTAAGCAGAACCTCAAGAAAGTTCCTACAGGAGTTTCTGCACAGGGCTTGGTTGGAAACCTCACCCACAGCAACCTGACAAGAGTTACTTCTGTTACACTGATTGCGAGTGCTGGTGTCACCAAGGAAAACATTGTTGATCGTGTTGTTGGTCAGCAGCTAAGCTCCGCAATTGGGTCCCTCACACACAGCAACACAGAGCGTTTGGTCAGTGTAGGTATGATAGCTTCTGTGGGTACACCCTCAAAGACTGCAGTGAACTTTGACTTCTACGCTGTTAGAGGTTTGTACAGTGCCCAGCGCACAATCCTGATCCCGAGGGCCGCATAATGCTCTCATCCGCTGAAAGAACATATCTGGTCCCACAAGAAGACAGGATAGTGGTACTAGAACTAAGAGACCTGAACCGTACTGTAAGCGTACCACAAGAGAACAGGCTTGTTGTCGTTGTAGAGAAGAAGACAGACTCGTTTGAGAGAACTGTGTACGCAACTGAGGATTAAAGATGAGCTTTCGCTGGCCAAACAAAGACCCTGATGAGACTCTAGACTACAGCGTTGACTGGACTCGGTTTTTGGGGGATGGTGTCACTGTCTCTACTGTACAATGGTATGTGAAGACGACAACCTACACGACGAAAACTCTGCTTGGAAGTGGTCAAACTCTGGCTACAGCCTCTAGTGGTGCAAGCACAGACACGATCCAGAACGTCTCTCAATCCACAACTAACACTGTTGCAACCATTAATATTGGTGGTGGATCAAACAATGAAGAGTATACTTTCTTCTGCAGAATGACAGATAGCTCTGGCTCTACCGCAGAAAGATCAATCAAGCTGCGTGTGAGGGATCGGTAATGGCTTACAATTTCCTTGGTCTGGTCAACGATGTAAATAGAAAGCTGAACGAAGTAGAACTTACTTCTATCAACTTTGATGCTGCTACAGGCTTCTACAGTGCTGCAAAAGACTCTGTGAACTCTGCCATCCGCTTCATCAATCAGAGTGCCTATGAGTGGCCCTTCAACCACGTAGAAGCAGAAGACACACTCTCTGCAGGTGATGTGAGATACGCTCTTCCTTCTGATGTTAAGACCGTAGACTTTGACACTTTCCGTATCAAGAGAAACAACGCTCTTGGGAACGACACCAAGAAACTCAGGATCATCTCCTACGAAGATTACCTTGAGAGATTTGTTGATGCAGAATACTCTGCGGATACTACAATCAGAGGTGTCCCAGACTACGTGTTCCGTACTCCCAGCCAGCAGTATGGTGTGTATCCGCCACCGAATGCAGCCTATGAACTTGTATACGAATACTACCGTTTGCCCGTAGACCTGTTGAAGTACACTGATGTCCCTAGCCTGCCAGAGCAGTTTCGTTCTATAATCATTGATGGAGCGATGCACTACGCATACTTCTTCCGTGGTAACAGTCAGGACGCCACGATCCACTTCCAGAAGTTTGAGGATGGAATCAAGAATATGCGGTCCATCTACATCAACAGATACGAATACGTCCGTGACACCAGAGTGATGCACCCGAGGATTTTCTGATGCCGACTTCTTGGCAAACATTTCCTGTTGAAGTTAAAGGTGGTCTCATCTCTAACCTTGCCCCCCTGCAGCAGGGTCTTTTGGCTCCGGGGTCCGCTCGTCGTCTTGTGAACTTTGAACCTTCTATTGAGGGTGGTTACCGCAGGATTCAGGGCTACACAAAATTTAGCAGCAGCTTCATTCCCCCCTACGGAGAACCTGTAGTTCAGGGCAGTGGTCAGACTGGTACGACACTCAATATTGCAAACATCTTCTATGCACCTGTTGCTGGGGACACTTTCACTGTTGCTGGTGTTACTGGTACCTATACTATCAACGCTGTTATATTCAACTCCACAAACAAGACAGCCGCTCTGACACTCTCTACATCCCTTGCGTCTTCTCCTGCAGACAAAGCAGTAATCACCTTTGCAAACAATGTCACGCTCCCTGTAGAGGGTATCATCTACTTCCAACAGAAGGCCATTGCTTACCGTGGTAGTGATTTGTGGCAGTCCAGTGGTTCTGCGTGGACCAAAATCAATAAGCCCAGCTATGGCACTGTGTTGGTTAATGGTGGTTCCCAAACTGGTAACAGCCTCATTGTAGACGGATTGACTGGTACACCCCAAGTTGGTGATACGTTCTCTGTCGCTGGTATTGAGAAAGTTTATACGATCATCTCCCCGGTCACCGTGACATCTGGTGGTGCCACACTCTCAATCACCCCAAGCTTGGCATCTTCTCCTGCAGACAATGCGGCCATCACTATCCTTAGCTGTGACAGGTCTTTGGGAGATAGCCTAGTCTTTACCCGTTACAATATTGCAGGTGGGAGCAGGATCATTGGTGTTGATGGGGCAAGAGACCCTTTCCGCTATGATGGAACTAATTTTGTCGAACTCACAGGGGCACCCGCTGATGTTGTTGGTGCAGAACATGTAGTAGAGTTCAAGAACCATTTCTTCTTTGCTAAAGACAACACCCTTACCTTTACCGCTCCCTACAACGAATCTGACTTTACCCCTGCAAATGGTGCAGGAAGTATCGTAATCCCGCACAGGGTCACTGGTCTCATCGTATTTCGTGAACAACTCATCATCTTTAGCACTAATACCATCCACAGACTTGTAGGCAACACTATCGCAGACTTCCAATTGCAGCCAATCTCTCAGGACATTGGGTGTGTCCGTAAGAATACGGTTCAGGAAGTAGGTGGTGACATTGCTTTTCTAGGACCAGATGGTATTCGTCTTTTAAGTGCAACGGATCGTATCGGTGACTTTGGCCTTGCCGTTGCTTCTAGACCCATCCAATCAGAGGTTAAAGCTTTCGTTAGCGGTAACACTCAGTTTAGTTCTTGTGTTATCCGTGGAAAGAACCAGTACAGGCTCTTTGGTTTCTCTGCAAGCAAAACAAGAGACACCTCTGAAGCTATCCTTGGTACACAGTTTGCTGATCAGACTGCACAGGGTATGGCTTGGGCTGAACTCCGTGGGATCATGGTGACTGCTGTTGACAGTATCTACTCAAATGCTGACAGTGAGGAAGTTATCATCTTTGCAAACAAGGATGGGTATGCCTACACTATGGAGTCAGGGAACAGTTTCGACAGTGAAGATATTCTCGCTGTGTACTACACCCCCTTCTTTTCTATGGAAGATGCCAGACTCCGCAAGACTTTCTACAAACTCACTACTTTCCTAGACCCAGATGCCACTGTTACAGGCGTAGTGACCCCCAAGCTGGACTTTGATGATGAGGGTCTGATCCAACCTCCCAGTGTGGACATCATCAGTACTTCTGGTGGAGGCTCTTACTACGGTTCTTCTGAGTATGGTTTTGGCAGATACGGGGCTAACCTCAAGAGCACTTTTAACTCCCAGATCATTGGTTCTGGCTACACCGTTAGCTTCCAGTATGTGTTTGATGGAGATGACCCTCCGTTCTCTCTGGACGCTTTGGTAGTAGAATACCTCACAAACGATAGGCAGTAATAATGGCAGGCTATATCCGTAACGACACAAGTAATAACATTGCTACTGGTAACATCATCAACTCCGCTGACTTGGACGGTGAATTTGATGCTCTCCAGAGTGCTTTTGTTGCTACCACAGGTCACAATCACGATGGGACTACTGGCAGTGGTGCACCCATCTCTACTATCGGACCTACTCAAGAAATAATTGTAACTACTACTGCCATCAGACCTTCTGCAGATAATACCCTTGACTTGGGAACTAGCCTTCTTGAGTTTAAGGACTTGTACATTGATGGCACTGCAAACATTGATTCTCTCGTCGCTGATACTGCTGATATTAACGGCGGAACAATTGATAACGCTACCATTGCGACCTCTAATATTACCGTGGGTTCCGGCAAGACACTTGATGTCTCTGCAGGTACACTGACGCTGGCTAACGATCAAATTTCTGGTGACAAGGTTGAGGGCGGCACAATCGCAGCTACGACCATTACCACCCTGACTTCTACAACTGTCAATGCTACAACTGTTGACACTACAAACCTTGAAGTCACCTCTCTCAAAGCCAAGGACGGAACCACTGCAGGTACGGTAGCGAACACCACTGGCGTTGTTACACTCACTTCTCTCGTTGCTACCACAGCAGACATTAACGGGGGTACAGTTGATGGCACTACAGTTGGTGCCTCTGTCCCTGCTGCGGGTACCTTCACTACGCTCTCTTCCACTGGTACAGCCACCCTGAATGCGATGAATACGGGTTCTGCTACCATCACTGGTGGTTCTATCTCTGGTATCACCGATTTGGCTGTGGCTGATGGTGGTACTGGGGCTTCAGATGCTGGAACCGCTAGAACCAATCTGGGCCTAGCTATTGGTACCAATGTGCAGGCTTATGATGCTGGGTTGCAGTCTATCTCTGGGCTTACCACTACAGCGGACAGAATGATTTACACCACGGCATCTGACGTGTATGCAGTGACGACCCTGACAGCCGCAGGTCGAGCCATTCTAGATGATGCTGATGCTGCCACACAAAGAAACACCCTTGGCCTTGGTAGCATTGCAACTCAGAGTGCATCCTCAGTGTCAATTACCGGAGGTAGTATCTCGGGTATTTCAGACCTAGCTGTGACTGACGGTGGTACGGGTGCTTCGGATGCTAGTACTGCGCGTACCAACCTTGGTGTTGCTATCGGCACTAACGTGCAGGCATGGGATGCAAATCTAGATCAGATCGCGGCTCTCGCTCCAACCGCTGACAACTTCATCGTAGGAAATGGCACACAGTGGGTTCTTGAGACCCCAGCCCAAGCATTGACAAGTCTTGGTGTGACCTCAACTGCTGCCGAGTTGAACATTCTTGACGGCGTGACTGCGACCACAGCCGAAATCAACATCCTCGACGGCGTCACATCCACCACCGCAGAGCTTAACTTGGTTGATGGTTCTGCGGCTGGCACGATTGTCAACAGCAAGGCCGTGGTCTACGGGGCTGCTGGGCAGGTCAACGCCACGACGCTTCAGATCGCCGGGACCAGCATCACCGCAACGGCTGCCGAATTGAACTTTGTGGATGGCGTCACCTCTGCAATCCAGACGCAGCTTAACGGAAAGGCGGCACTGGCATCTCCGACTTTCACGGGAACCCCAGCCGCGCCGACAGCAACGGCAGGCACGAACACGACGCAGCTTGCGACGACGGCATTTGTGCAGACAGCACTGGGCGGCGTGGAGTCTGTCACTCACCTCGGAACGATTACGACAACAAGCGGCACGACGGTCACTCTGTCAGGACTGACGCTGACTTCATATAAGTTTTTGGTTTTTGCTTATGCTGGGGTTTCTTTTGGCTCGGCAGTATATCTTCGGCTTAACAACCAAAGGGTGTCCCCGACAATGTCCGGCGGTTCCAGCACTCTTACGGGTGGTGGGCAAATTGACTTGAGCAACGGAGCGTTTTGGGCTGGGGGCTATGAAAGTGGCGGTAACACACAAGGTGGCTTTGGCGGACCCTCCGGGCTAACGACCGCAAGCACTAGCATAAGTTTTACTGGCGGCACCTTCGACGCAGGCTCCATCCGCATCTACGGGGTGAAATAACATGGACTATTTCGAGGTCATCACAGACGCAAACACGGGCGAACAGACGATCCGCCCTTACACCGCCGAGGAAATCGCTGCGGCTACAGCACCACCCTCAAAGGAGGAGCAAGAAGCTAAGCGCAAGGCGGCATATACCGCAGAGGCTGACCCACTGTTCTTCATGAGCCAGCGCGGCGAGGTTACTGTAGAAGAATGGCAGGCCAAGGTCGCTGAGATTAAGGCCCGCTACCCGTATCCTGCGGAGTAAACCATGGAAGTCTTAGACACCATCATGCAGTGGATTGTAGCTCCTGTTGCTGGTTTTGTATTCTTGATCTATAGAACTCAACAGGATCATGCTACAAAGCTGGCAGTGCTTTCTGCTGTACATGATGCTAACAAAGAGGCTTACGACAGGGAGTTCAAAGAGATGCGAGAAAACTTCAAGAACGTAATGTCTAAGTTAGATAATATCGAACAGGCACTACGGAAATGAAACTCCCTCTGGTTTGGATAGGCTACACGCACATCTGGATCAACGACACCAACACATTTGTCAAGGTTTGCAGATACACTATGGATGTGGCCTTGGCGATACACCCGCAATCTCTCTGCCCACCCTTCTGGAGCTTTTAGATGTTTGACCCAGTTTCGATTAGTATGGCTATCAGTGTTGGGGGTAAAGCCTTTAGCTTGCTGAAACAAGGCATTGCGGCTGGTCGTGAAATCCAAGACATGGCATCTCAACTCTCAGAGTGGGGAAAAGCTGTTTCAGACATTGCCTATGCTGCTGAGAAAGCAAATGAACCTCCGGGTGTATTCAAGACGCTGTTTGGTGGTGGGCCTCAGAAGAGTGCTATTGATATCTTTGCCGCTCAGAAGCAGTGCGAACAGCAGCGGAAAGAGTTGCGCCAGCTTATCAGCTACACGTATGGCAATGACGCTTGGTTAGAGTTTCAGGCAATTGAGCGTAGAGTAAGAGAACAACAGAGAGAGCAAGTGTACCGCCGCCGCGAGATCATTGAGTCTATCACAGAGTTTTTACTCTGGACAGGTGTCATCTTAGTGACAGTGGCTGTGTGCGGTGTTGGCCTGTATCTGTGGGGCCGCTACTTAGGGAGATGGTGATGGTACTAGAACATTGGGTGTGGCCTTTTTTTGCTTTGGCTATCGGATTAGTGTTTTACTTTAGTGGGGATGGATTTTACCGCTACCCCTGTCAAGACCCAGAGAATTGGGCAGCACTAGAATGCAATCCACCTGTTTGCCTACGTACAAAGAACTGCGCTACTGATTTGACTGGAGGGGCTGCGCCATGAGTAAAACTGATCCAGATTTTCTGGAAGCCAAACTGCGTTACTTTATTGGGGTATCTTTGACCCTGATTCTGGGTGGAAGCATCTTTATCATCTTGTACAGCTTGGTTTTTGTTACCCAACCTTTGGGCGAAAGCTCTGAAAATGACCGTGCACTGTTTTCCATCCTTACCCCCATTGCCAGCTTCATTACTGGTGCTCTGGGTGGTGTGATGGCTGCAGGCAATAACCGTAAAAAGAACGAAGAAGCATCGCCGCAGGGGCCACAAGAATGATCGGACACAAGTCGGGAGATAACAAAGATGCTAAATAATCTGATCGGTCCTGTCACTGGGCTTCTCGACAAGTTTATTGAGGACAAAGATCAAAAAGCCAAATTGGCCTACGAACTCTCCACGATGGCTGAACGACACGCGCAAGAACTGGCCGTCGCGCAGATCGACGTAAACAAAGCAGAGGCTGCATCTGGCTCCCTTTTCAAAGGTGGATGGCGCCCCTTTATTGGTTGGGTCTGTGGGGGTGCGTTTGCCTACCACTTCGTCCTCCAGCCGGTCATTGTTTTTAGCGTTTTGACTGCTGGGATGGAACTGCCGCCTTTGCCTGAGTTTGACATGGCATCGCTGATGACCGTAATGATGGGTATGCTTGGCCTTGGTGGGCTTCGGACATACGAAAAGCAAAAAGGAATTACCAAATGAGACTTATCAAAGCCCAACTGAGCGCGATGATCGGACGCATCGTAGGAATGTTCATGGGGCGCAATCTCAAAGAGAAAGCCGTAGACGCTGTGCTGGACAAGGTGAACTTGCCTGATCCGGTAGAGAATGCAATCAAGGCTGCTGTCACTGGTAACCCGACAGACTTGCTTGGTGACATGGGCAAAGACATGACTAAGGAAGCTGTGTTGGGTGCAATCACAAAGAAGGCACCAGCTAAGAGAGCAAAAAGTAAATGAGCCTACTGACAGAGGCCCAACTGGCCGCAATGATCCCCACCAACAAAGAAGTTGCAGAGTGGTGTGCTGCCCTGAACGAGATGTTGCCTAAGTACAACATTACGACCGACAAACGTATTGCAGGTTTCATTTCTCAGTGTGCTCACGAGAGCATGGACTTCCGGGTACTGCAAGAGAACCTGAACTACAAAGAAGCAACCTTGCTCAGAGTGTTTCCTAGATACTTTGGTCCCGGCAAAGAGAATGCTGCTGAGTATGCAGGTAAGCCTGAGAAAATTGCCAACTATGTTTACATGGATAAGAACCGCTCCAAGGCTGGTGCTTTAGGCAATGTGAAGGATGGTGACGGGTGGTTATTTTCTGGAAAAGGTCTGAAACAAGTTACTGGCCGTTCAAATACAACTGCCTTTGGTAAGACTGTTGGCATGACTGCTGAAGAGGCTGCTGCTTACCTGTTGACCAAGAAGGGTGCTCTGGAGAGTGCTCTGTGGTTCTGGAACAGCCGTAACCTGAATGAGGTTGCTGACACTGGCGACGTGACAAGACTGACCAAAATCATTAATGGTGGTGACATTGGTTTGGCTGATCGTCAGACTCGTTACGCTAAGGCAATGGCTGCTCTTGGAGGTAAGATTGAAGCCTCTATCAATTCTCAGATTACTGATGCAGTGACTCAAATTCTGCGTCGTGGTTCGAAGGGTGATGTGGTCAAGAAGATGCAGGCCAAGCTTGGTCTCACTGCTGACGGTGATTTTGGTCCGGGAACTGAAGCTGCTCTGAAGAAGTGGCAGACTGCAAACGGACTGACCGCTGATGGTGTGGCTGGACCTAAGACTCTGACTAAGTTGCTTGGATAAATAGTACTTGCAAAACTGCAAAGCTTGTAATAATATAGACGAATAAATTGGAGAGCCTCTGTGGATTTCGATACTAATCAAAAATATAGCCTACTCTCTAAGATGGGTTACACTGGTCCCGCAGAAGGTCCAGCCATGGAGGCTTTCATTCAATCTAGTCCGGGTGTAGCTGCTCGTATGGGTAAGTTCTCTCGTGCTTTGCAGAAACGTACTAGTGTGAATACTGCTGGTATGGCTGCAGGTGGTACCACTAAAAACCCCGGAACACAACTTGCAGAAGCAGCTATCCAAAACCCAGCCAGTCTAATTGAAGAGGCAGAAGTAGCTAAGGTCACTGAGACTCCCGGAACCACTATTGCTGCTGGTACAGGACAAGTGACTACACCCACTGTTGCTACCACTGCTGTTACTGCTGATACCACTACTGCTGCTGCACCTAAAGCTACTGCTCCTGCTACCATGACTGCAGACACTGTTGCGGATGATGTCTCTAAGGCTGTCAAGGGTGTTAAAGGAGAACAGGGTACAGTCTCTAAGGGTGCTCAAGTAACAGCGGCACAACAGACTACAAGCTCTATCTCTGGCATGGAAGCTGCTCAGGGTGAAGCCTTCCTCATGACTAACCCTGTTCAGAGGGAGATTGAGGCTGGTGAGCTAGTCTCTGGTAGTGCCGTTGATGCTGCCAAAGTCAATAAGCTGATGAACAACGTCAAGGCAGCTACAGCCACACCCTCAGAAAAGGCTACAGTTCAGGGCCAGCTTGAAGGTCTGATGACTCAGTTCGAGGGTGGTAATACACCTGCTTGGGCTGCTGGTGCTATGCGCAATGCTCAGGCCATGCTATCCCAGAGAGGTCTTGGTGCATCCTCACTTGCTGGTCAGGCAGTTATTCAGGCTGCTATGGAATCTGCACTCCCTATTGCTCAGGCTGATGCCTCTACCTTTGCTCAGTTTGAAGCACAGAACCTCTCCAACAGACAACAGACTGCTCTCTTTGCCGCCCAGCAACGTGCTGCTTTCTTGCAGATGGACTTCGATCAGGCTTTCCAGACAAGAGTTCTAAACGCAGCTAAGATTTCTGACATCGCTAACATGAACTTTACTGCAGAACAGAACATTGCTCTGGAGAATAGCCGTGCAGTGAACACAATGAACCTTGCCAACCTTGATGCTCGTCAGGGTATGGTTATGGCTCAGGCTGCTGCACTTGCAAACCTTGATATTGCAAACTTGAGCAACCGTCAACAGGCTGCAGTGCAGAACGCTCAGGCTTTCTTGCAGATGGACATGGCTAACTTGGACAACAGACAGCAGGCGACAATGTTCCGTGCTCAGTCTAATGTTCAGGCTCTCTTTACAGATCAGGCTGCTATCAATGCTGCCCGTCAGTTCAATGCTGCCAGTAAGAACCAGACTGACCAGTTCTTCGCTGACCTTGGTTCTCGTGTGTCTATGTTCAACTCAGAGCAGAAGAATGCCATGTCTCAGTTCAATGCTGGGGAGAAGAATGCCACCTCTCGTTTTAACGCTCAGCTTGAAGCCTCAAGAAAACAGTTCAATTCTGCAAATGCCCTTGTGATTGCACAGGCCAATGCTCAGTGGAGACAAAACATCACTCTCACTAACACTGCTGCACAGAACGAAGCCAATGCAGAAAAAGCAAAGAGTATGAATGCTCTTACCGCAAAGGCTATGGATGAGATTTGGATGCGGGAGAGAGATGTTCTGGCATACGCCTTTACTGCACTAGAGTCTGACGAGGATCGTGCACTCGAACTCTTACTTCAGGATAAAAAGATTGACATGGAAAAATGGAACGCTCGTCAGGCAGAGAAGACTGCAAGAGGCAATGCTATTCGCAAACTTCTTCTGGGTTGGTAAAAAATGAAATACGCTAGAAATTACTTGAATGCTTCGACTCTCGCAGATCGTATCAAGGCATCTGTAGCTCAGGGCAGTACAGCCAAGGCTGCTGGTGGTCTTGCTGCAAGACAAGAAAGACGTGCGGAACGGGAGCAGGGTGACTTGGATTTTGAAGCCATTCGAGCAAAATACATGAACGACATCAGGAGTATGTTTGAAGAGTCCGCACCGCCACAGGAAGAGAGGGCCTCAGAGATTGAGAATTACCTTGCTTTTAAAGATGGCTCCCCTATGCCCAAGAGGAACCCTGAGTACTGGAAGACTGAACCACTCCTTGCCCCCATCACTGCTGCTGAGACTGACGAGAACGTGAGGGCCATCCTTGAGACTATTAAGGAGAAAGAGTCGAGCGGTAATTACACTGTTCAGAACCAAACTCCGGGACAGACTGCTTCTGGGGCATACGGGTACACGAATGGTACTTGGCGCATGATGACTGAAAAGTATGGCATTGGCACTGAGTACAAGTCTGCAAAGGAGGCACCACCTGAAGTTCAGGACATGATTGCCGCAAACAATGTCAGAGAAATCTTGCTCGAAAACGACAATGACATTACTAAAGTCCCCCTTGTGTGGTATACTGGAAATCCTCGGGGTGAGATCAGCCAGAAAGCACTAGATGTCAATAAAGGTCTTACTCCCGCAGAGTACCAGAATGACTGGATGAGAAGATTTAATAAGATGCTTGGAGGTTGACATGCAAGAACTCAACGGACCCATTCCCGGTCAATCACTGACCACAGAGCCTAAAAACTTTCCTTGGGAAAGACCTCCAGAGATTGTTGACCCCGAAGAAGCAATCCAGATGCACATTGTCCGTCTGTCTGACCCAGAGATGCTTGGGGATGTTTTGGACATTCTTGAATTTGAAGAAATAGACATTCAGACGCTCGTTGTTGGGATGATGCGTGGCGCTGTGGCAAACGGTATTCACAGCATTGACGTTGGCATGATGGTTGCCCCTGTTGTCCACGAGTTCATCAAACAGGCTGCTAAGGCTGCTGGCATTGATGCTGAGGATGGCTTTGAAGACAAAGAAGCCAAGAAGGAAAAAGAACAGTACAGGATTAATTCCCGTGCCAGAAAGATGTTGAAAGAGATGGGTGCTAAGCCTAAAGAAGTTGTAAAAGAGATTGAAATGGAAGAGTCCTCTGAAGAAGAGGAAGAAGGTATTTCTGTGGCACCTAGAGGTCTCATGGCTCGGGGGGATATGTAATGGGTTTCTGGCAAGGATTGGATGCAGGACTGACTGCACATCTTGAAGAGAAAGCTCGTCAAAAAGAACGGCAGCAAGAAATTGATCTGCGTATTGCTGAGCGCGATGAGGAACGAAGCTGGAGGGAAAAGCAAGAGACTGCGAATTTTATCCGTCAACAAGGTCTTGCTGCTATCCCTCTGCTTGTTGAAAGGAAAGAGCAGGAGAAGACTATTGCTGCCCAAAGAGCACAGCTTGGGGGATTCTTTAAGAATCGCCTCACAGATTTGCCGGAAGAAACTCGTGATGCGTTTTCTAACTTGGCCCTGCAAGCCCCTAGCTACTCTGAGGCGCTGATTAGCGAAGTAAAAAAAGTAGAGACGGAGGTTGGTCGTCAGATTACAGGCTCTGAAATCCTAAAGATGACTAGCCTTATTGAGACTACAAAGCCAGAGGGAATGTCCCTTGAAGAGTGGACAAAGCAAGCCGCAAGCATGACCGTGACCTCAGGCTCAAGCATTGATTTTGACGAGACGCTTGCAAACCTTCTGTCGGGAGATTTGGGAGTTCAAGACCTTCAAGAAATACAGGTAGGTCTTATGACGCCATTGGGGGGCGATTTGAGTGTTATTCCAGACTTTGACACTTCTGCCGTAATAGGCGCTGACCCTCAAGTATCAATCCAACTGAGAAATCTTGCAGTAACAACTATGCAGGATCAGTTTCAAGCTGACCGTGCTGCTACCGACCAACAGTACAAAATTGCAACTGAGGGTGGTAGTATGCCAGATGAAGCTCTGGAGGCTAAGAACATGGAGTTGGGACGTATTGCGGCACTTGAGGGTGAGGAGAAAGAGGCTGCACTCTTTAACTACTACGCACCTACCATACTGCCGCAACTAGCAGTCACGTACCCTAGAGTTAGGGCGGTCTTCCCTCAGTATTTCCCGTCTACCAATCAAGCAGAGGCTCAACCAACCATCAGCTATGACTGGGTCGATGGTAAGCTTGTAGCGGTGACGCAATGATTACAGTAAAGTTGCCTGATGGGCGCACTGTGCAGTTTCCTGAGGGTACTCCCCCAGAAGCTATTGAAGAGGCATTGCGTAGAGACTTCCCTCAACAGGAGGACTCTCTTGAAGCTACACAACCTGCTGCAGCAGAAGAGGCCCCTGTAACTGTGGCAGAGGCTCCTAATGCTATGGAAACCTTCCAAGAAGACTACGATTTTACTGGCACTTTTACTAAACCCTCCGAAGAAGATCAAGCACTGCTTGATGAGGCGCTCCCTAACACTCAACCTAAAACTGGTCTAACTCCCACGTCTGTTCTTGAAGATGCTGAGGCTATGCAGAATATTCGCAAGTACATGATCCGTTTGCAGGGTAAGAGTGCAGATGTCTCTGATGAAGAGATGGTTGAAGACTTTTTGTCCCACAGTCGTAAGTTTGCAGCAGGTCAGTCTGTTGTGACTCTGGGGGAACTCTTCTCCTTACAGAAGGCTGATGAAGAGACCCTAGCAATTGCTTATAATGCCTACGATACCTTTGATAGGTTTGAGGGTGTTTTTAGTGATGACTACACTTGGGGCGAGATGTTTGATGGTATGGGTAGCTATGCTCGTGCTGTCATCATTGACCCTACGAACCTCCTTGGAGTTGGTGTGGGCCGTCTGATTGCTGGTGGTAGCTCTAAGGCTGGCACTGTTGCACTCAAGGCTGTTGCACAAGAGGCTGCTGAGAAGCAGATGAAAAAGACCCTAGTTAAGAAGCTGGGGGCCAAGGGTGCTAGGACTGTCCTAGAGAAACAGGCTGCAGGAGAGGCCCTCACGACACCTGCTCAGAAGGCTGCTGTGGGTTCCGCTACTCAAGCCTCTAGATTGGCTGAAAGAGAAGTTCTGCGTAAAGCAGCCACTACCTCTACCGTCAGTTCTGCCCTCAAAAACCAAGCACTCAAAGAGACTGCAATCGCAACAGGGGTAGACTCTGCTGTGGCCGTTGGTATTGATGCCGCCTATCAGGAAGGAATGATGCTCGTTGGCAGACAGGAAGAGTATGACGCCGTACAGTCTGGTCTTGCTGCTCTTGGTGGTGTCGTGGGTGGTTCTATCGCCTATGGTGTTGCTCGTCGTCCTAGTGCTCTCACTAGACAGTCTGAGGGCATTCTTTCTGCCGCACAGAAGTACAACCCCATTGACACACCTGCACAGGAAGCCGCTAAGAAACTCTCCACTGGTGATGGTTTTATGGCAGACATAGAAAAAAACTTCACCACGTTTTCGGAAAGAGTTTCTGAGGGTCGTTCTTTGACAGAGGAGGGAGACCTTCTGCGTGGAGTGAATGAACAAGAGTTTTTCCGTATGTTCATGCTTGGTAATGACAAGCTTGGTGTCAGAGGTTTGGCCCACTCTATGAAGGATTTGGGGGTACAACTCCCTAACAGACCTCGCTACGAGGGGGACAATGTGACCTCTTTCATGGCAGACACACTGGAAAGATTGCCAAAGGAGCAGCTTGATAGATTCGAAGAATTGTTCAGGGAGAATGTAGGTAAGCATCTACCTAACTACAAAGACGCATCCATGAAGGATGTTGCAAACCTGATGTCTTACCAAACCAGTGTCGCTGCTCAACAGTTGCAAATCTTCTCTAAGGTTAAGGACATCCTTGGTGTTGCTGTTGGGGAGAAAGGAGAGTTCTTGGATGCTACGGTTGAGGATGCCGTGAATGCTTTGAACCCTGCTATGGGTTTGAACAACCCTATGTTCTCCAAATTTCAAAAAGCGGCAGATGATTTGCAGGACAAGCCCCGGCCTATCTCGTATTACCAAAATCTTCTTGTGCAGACGATTGTTACCCATCCGGGAACCACTGCATTGAACATTAAGGGTTCAGTTTTCAGGGGTGCTATTGATACTGTATCTGATTTTGCAGAGGGTGCCTTGTACACAGGTTACGGCATGAGAGGTTTTGTTACAGGCAACATGGACGACCTGAAAAAGGGTGTGGGTATTATGAAAGCCGCTGCAAGACGTACTGTGCAGTTGGTACCTTCACGTGCCACCCTCTCAGAGGCTGAAGACTATATTGCTCTGAGACCAGAGGTAGAGGATGTATTGTTTCGATTCCGCAGTGGTGGGGTGGAAAATGCAGACGTATACAAAGCCTTTAATATGGACAAGGCAGGTAAGTTCAATCAGGGTACTGCTAAAGCCCTAGAGGCATATAAAAACTTTGGACAAAAGGTTTACCTCACAGAGATTCAGGATCGTCTTTTCAAGAACCTGAACATGATGTACTACCTCGACAAGAACATTGAGATTGAGTTTGGCATGAGCTACAAGAAGTTCATCCAACAACCCAATGCTGCAGAAATCATGCAGAGTGAACGGTATCTTGCTCGGGAATTTAAGGCTGTAGAAGAGACTCTCTCCTCTGTCTTTGCAAAATCCTATAGCTCTCGTGACACACTCTCTGAGAACCCCCTCAGCTATGCTGCAACTTTCATTGAAGACATTAGGAAAATTCCTATTGTGGGTGCTGCTGTTCCTTTTGGACAGTTCTTCAACAACACTATAGACATGATGGCAGACTACACGGGGGCAAAACTCCTGTATAGAGCTTTCGGTGCAGGTGAGGGTAGGACCAAAGAAGCTATCATGGAGTCCATGGCAAAGGGTGCTGTTGGTTGGGCTGCAATCTGGAACATGTCTAGCACTGAGATGAACTACGTCGATGAAGGTCTCGGTGTTTTTGAAGCAAGAGACAGCGATGGTCAGGTAGTTTCAAAGCAGTACGACTTCCCAGAGTCTTTCTTCAAAGGCATGGCCCGTGTCGTTGCGTATAAGCGTATGGACCAAGAAGTACCAGATGAATTGGTGCAGAACCTTACAGAGACCTTTGGTCCTGAAAACCTTTTCCGCAGTGCAGGTCAGGGTGTTGAGAAGTTCAAAGACTACTTCGGTGGAACTCTTGATAATGGCGTCGTTGAGGGTGCAAAGAACATCGTCGAGGCTGTCGGTGCTATCGGTGGTTCTGCTTGGATCAGTGGGTTCACTCGTCCTCTTGATCCCTTGAACCAGATGGCAGGTTTCTTTAAAGAGGAGGGAGCTACAATTCTTGACCGTCGTCAGGGCTTCCGTGCGCTCAACGAGTCTGCCAGATACATTGACCAGTTCCCCGGTGTTAGTGAGGGTTTGATGTCTCTTGGTTCAGAGGAACGCAGTGTTGCCTCTCGCGCTGCTCCTGTTGGAGAAGTAGGTAAGCTTGTCGGCTATCGTACAATCCCAGAACAGTCTTACACTCAGCGTATGATGAATGGTATTGAACGGCAAGAATGGCAGTCTGGTTTTGCTGGATTGCAGAGTACAGGTAGCCCTGAGCTTGACAATAGACTGAACTCTTTTATCTTTGACCATATTGAACCTCGTGCTGCAAGGCTGTTGCTTGGGCCACGCTGGAAAGATATGAACATCAACGAGAGACAGAAAGCTGTGGACCTTGCATGGCAGGAAGCTAGAAAGGCTGCGCGTAGGAACCTCTTGAGTTCCCCTGATGTAGAGGATTTTAAACTGCTCATGGCTGACAAAGCAATCTCCAAGGCAGGCTCTCAGAAGGCCCTTTCAAGAGCTATGAGTGAATTGGGTTTGAGTGGGGACATCACCGATTACGATGCCTTCCAGATACAAGCAGTAATTCAAGAGCTTGATAAGATCGAAAGGTCAGACCTACTGGCTCCTTACAAAGAATGATACAAAAAGTAAAGGCCCCTCGCGGGGCCTTCTTCATTAGGTTTAATCTTCAAGCATGTAGTCAGCCCACTCTTCGGCTTCTCTCTTGATCTCTTCCCTTCTTACGAGGCCAGTAGACCTTGAGAGGAGTGCATTCATGGCCATTCCCATCAAGTAGATTTTGGAAGTCATGGGCTTGGGAGGGACACTATGCCTCTTCTTTGCTCTGAACTCCTTGGCCTCTTCTTCGATGTTCATTGTCTCTGACCCACTCCAAGTTTCGAGAGTAGGCTTTGTTGAATCCAAACTCCCAGTCTCTGTACTTTGTTGTGTCCTTGTGGTACGGGTTTGTGGTCTGCCCTTTGCCAAAATCTTTGTATCCTTGTTCAAATGCGTTCATCAGTCGTCTCCATTGAGCGCCCAGATTGTAAATACTACCAGTGCTAAGAGCAGCAAACCCTCAGTCATACTTGCTTCTCCATGAAAGCTAGGAGCCGCTTGTGATACCACTCTGCCTTACGCAAGTCTTCTAGACCATTCTTGTAACGCCAGCGATGATTGTACTTAGCAATGTTCCCACGCAGGTAACCAATGTACTCGTCTGGGCTGAGGAAATCTTCAATGTAGTCGATACACTCAATCTTCCCTTGGCCGTAGTGTGCAGGGCTATTCACCATGTCTGTCGTCGTCTGACTGTCTGTCATAGCTTCTCTTCCTCGAATGCCACGATCCACTGCTTACAGATGTCACTGCGAACAATGTCATCCACTCCGAACTCAACGATAGGCACAGGCAGGTTGTGCTTCTTAACAAGATGGATAATCGCTGCTAGGCCCGACTTACCACCAATATCTGACTGCTTTATGTCACCGTTGATTACAACTTTACAATCTTTTCCAATCCGAGTCAAGAACATTTTGACCTCAGCGATGGAAGTGTTTTGTGCTTCGTCTAAGATAATGAAAGCATTCTTGAACGACCGTCCCCGCATAGTAGATAGGGGTGCCATTTCGATATTGCCATTCTTGATCCCAGTCTCTACCGTACCTTTGCCCAACTGCTCATTAAGAACATCAAGCACAGGTGCAGCCCAAGGAGCAAACTTCTCTTCGAGTGTACCGGGGAAGTAGCCCAAGTCCTTACCTACAGAGACGTTGGGGCGGGTCAGAATGATCTTGGTGATCTCTCTGTTGGCATACATGTTGGCTGCATAGGTAGCTGCAATGAAGGTCTTACCTGTACCAGAGAACCCACAAACAATCACCTGATCTGAGCCATCCAGATGTTTGAGGTAGAGTGCTTGATTGTCGTTGAGTGGCTTAATGGCAACAGTACGCATTGCGCCTTCTTGTTCAGCGTTCTTGTACCGTGATACCCGTTTGCCCTTAGGCTTCTCCAGAGTCATCATCAACCTCCACGTTTAAGATACCTTGTTTACCCAGATCAAGGAGCATCTGCACCACGACCTGTTCTATTTCATCTAAGTCCCTTTTAATCAACCAAGAGAGTAAGACGTTCGCTGTGAGTCCAGCTAGGATAGCTATTTCAACGGTCACTGTGTGCTCCACAAGGGTTTGTTGTGAACAGTTTACACACATGTTCAGGTGCTGACAAGAGGGGGCCTTGCGGCGCAGTCTCAAGTCAAGTCAACGATCTCACAAGAGCCAACACAGGCAAAGGTTTGAGTCCCTTTGGAAGTGTCTTCTTTCTCGTAATCACTCAGCTTAGTCCAATCAATCTTCGGTGGCATGACAGCAAGTAGGTCTTCATACTCCCGTTGATTGATCTCCTGATAGGGTGCCTGTTGGTAGCTGTGGTCAGAGTGCGGCAAGAAAGACACACCAGATACTTCATCGAAGTACTTATAGACCCAAGCACCAACCTCCATCCACTCATTGTCACGAACAGTCACCGTGATAGAAGGCTTATGCTCACACCAGTGACGCTGATAGACCAACCACAACTCCAACTGTTCGATAGCTGTCATGTCGTTACGGGTGATAGCACCTTCGGGAGACTTCTGTGGGAAGCTAAAGACTGTGGTAGTCTCAGGCTTAATCACACAAGGCTCACTAGGAATACCCTGATCCTTCATAAGCTGCGTCAGAGGGTCTTTGTTGTCACCCCTTACGGTGCGGATATAATACTGGCTGTGACGAGCATGAATACCAGAAGCGGAATCCACAAGCTGGCTAACAGTTCCGCTTGGTTTGACACAAGTAATGGCCGCACTAGCAGGAATACCAAGATGATTAGCCCACTCAGCGTTAGTAGCAACAGCGACATCCTTAAGACACTCCAAGACAGATTTCAGATCACGTTGAAGCTTATCAACACCATTCAAGAATACGTTGTCCATGATGCCAGTCAACGACACACCCAACAGCCGCTCTTCCTCAGTGTTCTTCTGCCAAATCTTACGCAGATAGGGGAAGTGAGTGTACGTCGATTGGATAGTGCCAAGGATCGTAGCCAGCTTTACTTTCCGCTCCAAGTCCTCAAGTGTATCCGTAGCTCTGACCACGACTTCTGTGAGGTTACAGAACTGATACGGACGAAGGATAATTTCAGAGCACGGATTCGTACCAAAATCTTGGTTAGCATCACGACGACCATTCTTTCCAGCTTGTTTCTTAGATGCCTGACGAGAGAAGATACCACGCTCACCAGACTTGCTTTCCACCAGAGAGAGCCACTCACGCATGAAGGTTTCCATGTCAGGCTTCTCAGTGTAGGCCACAGAGTTGTTAGCCAAAGCACGTTGAGCATTACCTTCCCACCACATACCTGACTTAGCATGACGCATACGATCATCAGACAGGTTCGACAGAGAGATCATTGCAGAGCGACGAACACCGCCAACCACAACAACTTCACCGATCTTACACATGATGTCGTGGCACTCAATCGAAGACAGCTTACGACCAGCAGCGCCCTTGAACTTCTCAATCGTGTACTGGAACAATTCTACCAGAGGGGCAGGACCAGATGCACGACCACCAAAGGTCTTGAGTTTAGCGCCAGCAGGACGAACTTTAGACACATCCCACTTAGGGATTTCCCCTGCATAGAGCATAGCAATCAGCTTACGCAGAGCCTTAGCCCAACCCTCTTTGCTATCGTGGACAACGATCACATCTTCCGAAGCAAACAGTTGCTCAGGAACCTCAGGCAGCTTGCTGATGTATTGACGCTCCACAGAGAAGCCAACACCAGTGCCACACAGGAGGATGAACATAGCCTCGTCAAAGGATTTGGGGTCGTCCACAGGCAGGTAGGAACAGTTGTATCCAGCCGTGTTGTCACGCTCCAAGGCAGGGCCAGCAGTCATCACAGCCCGCATCGAAGGCATAATCTCAAGACCAAGAATAGCCTCTTCGATTTCGTCAAGGATGATCTCGTCACGGGTTTTAGGTACAACAACATTAGTCATGTAGCGAGAGACAGTCTCACCCCAACCCTCACGCCGCTTATACTCTTCGAGCCAACGAGCATAGCGTGATGTGTGAATGAAGGACTGATAGTCAGTAGGCAGGTGGTTACTCATTTTTTCACTTTCTTTTTGAGGCCAGTTCGATCACGATCTAGCTCATTATGATTGCAACGCGATGTGCTTGCACCACGATACGGTTTGTGCTGAGGTCATACTTGGCTGTCAGTGGGTTCTGGATGGACCAGTCAACCAATACAACTGGAACCCCCTTGTCCTGCACTTTCTGCAGCTTGTCGATAAGCTCTTGCACTGTCATGTGATCGAACCGAGTAGTTTTAGTCCAATGAAGGGAGTTGTCAAGAGATAGATCGACATCAGATCAAATCCTTTAAGTAGACCGCAGGGTAGTCAGGGTTCTTTATGATCTTCCCATCCTCCCTTCGCTTGACAGTCCCATCCGGCTGCACACAACGACCAAGATTGTTGTCATGCACACGCTCCACAGCCTCGTCCAGATTGTATCCAGCGGCATGGGCATAGCCGTAGATCACATACACAAGGTCTGCAAGCTCCTTCAAGTCCTTTACGGTGTGTGGCGCTTCTTTACACCACTCCTCGTACTCCTCACAGATCAATCTCTGATACAGGGCCACATCAGGTTTTTGATCCAGAACTTTAGAGAACTCCCTCACCATAGCGGAGGGGGTGTAGTGCTTCTCTTGTTCAAAGTAGTCTAGTCCTGTGTCTTTCCACTTAGCCATTTCCTGCCTCCATTACATCCAGTGTGTGCAGCGTCAGATCATCAATATCAAACACTGCTGATTCAATCAAGCTGTAGACATTCTCCATCTCGTCGTCGGTACCAGCAAAGGCTGCTTCGGGATGGACTTCAACAAGGATTGTCACTTCGTAGTTCATTCAGCATACTCTCGCATGATCTGGTTGAGGGAAACAAACTCAGGCTCGTACATGCCATCCTCCAACTCACGCTTCACCACAACACCGTGCCACCACTGTCTGTTTGCCTGCCCAGCCCAGTGCTCCTCTGCGCCCTTATAGCAGCCCACCACGAGGCCAATGTTGCCATGAGGTAGCCCACCATCCTTGAAGTACATGTCACGCTTGTGAGAGTGCCCACAGGTGGCAGAACAGCCAAGGTTATTCACCATCGTATAAGCGTGATGGATGCCGCTAGTAGCAGTAGAAGAATTACCAGAAGTGAAGTAGTGCGCGTAGGCCACCTTGTCGTAGAGGGCGATGGCTGGTCCACTGTTTTCATACTCGTGGTATTCGTCGAAGTAGTGGTCTGTTTGAAGATGGCTAAAGGAAACCCCGTACTTTTCTCCCTCATTCCTTGGGTTAAGGGCGAGGTACTTTTTAATTCGGTTCTCGTGGTTTCCTTCGAATCCCACCCAAAAAGGTCGCTTCTTCCGGTGATGTCTGAACGGATGTCGGAGGAGTTCTTGGGCTGTGTTGTAGGACTCAATGTCCTTCTCATAGCTCTGTGTAGCCAGTGCTTTAGGGTATCTTTCATCATAGCTGTTGAGAGACCTCATGTCTGCTCCATCACCCAAATCAAACACCATGTCTGGCTTGAGATCATAGAGGAAATTTCCCAGTGCTTTGAACCGCAGGCTGCTTGTTGCAGGGTCGGCATGTGCACACGAGAATACTACGACTGTTTTAGTAGCCATACTAAGGCTCCTTGTTGTTGAGAACGATTGGGTACAGGTTGGTCTGGAAGTGCTTCACCAAGACATACGCCTCGTCGAGATCATCAAACCAGAACTCTGCATCAAACACATCTTCACCACGGGAAACTTTCAGAATCAGCATCGTCGATTCAGGCGGGAACCCGCAGTCTGGGATTTCTTTTGCAGAGAATGGTCCCTCTACGACACCCCAGAGTAGTGTTTGGTCAGGCTTTTCTTCTTCTTTTGAGAACTTCTTTCGTAGCCAGTTGAACATTCTTGTCGCCTTTCTCTGAGACCCAAGACTCTGGGATAAGTTTGTCTGCGAAGATGAAGCCATATTTGTTACACCAGTCAGCGTAAGAGGTGGATGATCCCTTGTTGATCTTTGCAGAACTGTTGGAGAACACAAACCTAATATCTAACTCTGGTCTCTGGGATTGCAAGAGCAAGTGCTTCTTCCTGTCTGCCAGAACAAACCTCCCCTTGGTTTCGACGATGATCCCATTGGGAAGCACGAAGTCAGGTGAGTACTTGTGAGAGCTTTCTGGAATGACATAGGGGATTTTGTAGGCTTCATACTCTACTTTGATCCCCAGTGTCTCCAGTTGTTGAGCAACTCTGCCCTCCAAGCCCGACCTGTAACCCCTAGCTTCGGGTGAAACTTTGGGTCTTCTACTCACTCAATTAACTCCGTCACTCGGGGTTCATTAACGACATCAACCATGAATACTGGTCCGGTAGAGTATAGAAAAGTTCTGGCTTCTGGCCAACATACCTTCCTAAAGTCGCAGTACCCACAAGTAGTAGAGAGCACCGTGTTCTCAGAAGTCTTAGATTGAGGGACAGGTGGAATACGATCCTCTGGGATTGACCCAGCAACCAGCTTCTTGACTCTCTCAATCTCTTCTTCCTTCTTGGCAATCTCTTCTGTGAAGTCGTAACGATCCAAGCAGAGTTTGAACCTGTCCTTCTGAACGACAAGGAAAGCACCCTCGGTCTTGTTCTTCACCAGAGGATCATCCTTGCCTGCGTAGACATACGAACTCAACTGGCTGATGTACCCGAAGGGATCGTCTTCTCGCAGGTTGTGCTTACGGAACTTCTCAAACCCATACTTGGATGCAGACTTAACATCGACTGTCACCCCATCAATCACAGCGTCACGAGAGCCGGGGATACCGAAGACTTCAACCCTGTCCTGCATACCCTCGACACTGTGTCCTGCTGCCTTTGCCAGTGACAGCACGAGGGCTTCGAGTAAGTCTCCGTAGAAGAAGGTTCCAAGAGCCTCGGCAGTGAGTGGCTCTGAGGATTCGGTTTGGTTGATCTTGTACCACAGCCTACGGTCACAGGGTGAGCCTATGCCAGAGAGACTGAGGTAATCTCGGGGGACTTGCTCCTGAGAAAACCTAGCCTCTGCGATACTAGAAAGGGAGGACGAGAAGAACTCTGTGACAGTTGCATCCCACCCTCCCTTCCCTTCGACAACCCTGTAGATGTCCTCTACGATGGTGTCTAGGTTTTTACTCAAAATGGAATCTCATCCTCAAGTTCCATCTTGGCAGATGCTTTGGCCTTGGCTACGGGCTTCACCTCTTCTTCCTCATCGTCGTCACCATCAGGGTTGTAGGCTTTGTGTTCCAGAACCTTAACCTTGTCGAGACGAGTACCCACGATGGCCTTGCGTGATGTGTCGTAGACAGAGAGGACAACTTCAACAGTCGAACCATTCCCAATCGGACCATCCTCGTCGTAGTCCCACTTGGTGCCATCAGCCTTGACCACAGTGGGTTCACCACCACCATACTCTTCGGTCCACTTACGGGTGAAGCGCACTCGGGTCATACCATCGTTGTCATTGCTTGGCGAACCGCGCTTCATGGACTTGGACTTCTTGAGCTTTTCCATGTTCTCAGTGTCGAGGTCCATGTCGATAGTGGTCTGACCACCAATCTCAACCAGCGCATTCTCGAAGCCAGTCTTGTCGCGGTTGTCTTCAAACACCTTGGCCCAGTATGCGTAGCCAGTCAGTTTTACTTTACGAGTTCCCATGTTTAGCTCCTTACTGCTTCGTTGCTGCTTTTACTGCCCACATAGCAGCATCTTCAATGTGTGTCATGGCCAGAGCCTTGAGACGTTTGCGTTCGTTATCTTTGTTAGGGTCCATTGAACTGTCTTCGATGCCATATACTGCATCAATCAGGTCAGCCGCCATACGTTTGATTTTACCAACTGTATCATCGTTGGAGGGATTGAAGTTGATGCCAACCCTGTATTCACCTACAGTCATGTTTAGCTCCTTTGCTATTCGGGTATTGTAGCAGATTCTTCAAAGCAGAGGCAAGAACTATTTCTCACCAGCCACCTTGTATTTGCGTTGTTTGCTGTTGTCCCTCTCGTACTCCTTACCACCCTTGGCCAGACGCACAGGGATGCTGTAAGGTTTCGTGAGTTGCTTGAGGCCCTTAGTCTTCTTTTCCATCTGTCTTACTCCTCAGTGGATAAGTGAGTAGTTGATACCAAACTGCACGTCGATGTCCAGCTTGATGTTGAGTTTCAGCTTCTCGTTGACCTTGTTGATTGCCCAACGAAGAACCGCTTCGTGTTCCTTCTCTTCACCCTTCTTGACCCTGTTGATGGATTCGTCGTGGAACTGTCCAACAATGTTTGGTCGTTTGGTCAGGTAGTGTGCAACCCACTGATCGAAGCAGTATGCACCTGTGCCTTGGTTGAGGGTTGAGAAGATGTCTTTCTCGTAGCGCAGCGTGTACCAGAAACCATTCACAGGGTTCTTGACCCACATCTGCCCGTTCACAGTCTTGACCTCCTGATCCTTGGCGAACTGTCTCACAGCCCAGTTCAGTTGCCAAAAACTCTCTAACAGACTTGCAGCTTCTGCCTCTGTCATACCAGAAGACCTAGCTAGTTTTGCCTTACCTACTCCGTAGGTGGCGCTATAAGTCACTACCTTGGCCTTCTTACGTTTTGCCGTAAGGCTTTTGAAGAGCTTCTCCTGTTGGTCCTTTGGAAGGTTCTTCATTTCCTCTAGCGTTAGATTCGACATAGCTTGCAGCTCTCCTGAGTAGCTCTGGGTTATCCTGAAAGAGACCTAGACCCCTATTACAATTGTGACACAAGAGTCCTCTAGGTTTACCTGTAACGTGATCGTGGTCTAGGTTCATACCTGTGGTATGGTCTTCCCTCATCTTAAACCCCACAGTGTTACAAATAGCACACTTATAGTCTTGCTCTTGCAACTTTTCTTTTACCCATTTCAAATCCACCCCATAGGTTCTCTTGTAGTGTTTGTCAGCATACACTTCTCTCCTACAGTCGTCCTTGCAGTAATGGTGTGAAGGACCGATAGGTAGAAAAGATGTCTTGCACCATCTGCAAGCTTTCTCCTTAAAGTTTTTCTGGGGGTATTTATTTGGATTGGCAGAGAATGCCTTTTCCATGGGGTTGGGATTTTTAATGACCATGCTTTTTGTACCACGAGTAGAATTGATATTCGTCCTCAGTGATACTACCAGCAATAACCAACAACTTCAAGTGGGGATCGAAGTCATCAGTAGCCATCTCGTCAACATACTCAGGATCATAAGGGTAGATGAAGTGGCGCTTGGTTGTGTCCTCCAAAGAAGTCATGTCAGCACCGCATAGTATAGTGCCTTCGTCAGCAATGAGTGAACCCCTAATCTCTTTGCCCCAAGGCTTATCAACACCGGGGAGGTTGACCAGAGGCTTCTTGTGCTTGAAGCGTAGTGTGTTGGTCAGGCCAGCAATCTCAGCCTTCACATAACCACCCACCTCAGATTCAAGCATACCCTCGAAAATAGACTTGCGGTGCTGGATCACGGTCAACCCATCAAGCAATCCCACACCGGGGTTCTTCTCAATCAGGAGTTTGACTGAGGGTGCAAGCTCTCCATCCTTGCGGACCTGAGGGATCATACGCTCAGTGCCATCCTCGTTCTTCTTGTAGTCGTGAGTACAAGGTTCCCAGCCCATAGAAAAGAGCCAGTCCTTGACCTGATCGGACGAGTTGGGGTTGGGCTGTTCGACACTCTTAACGACAAGCACAGGGTCTTCGTGGAAGAGGGGTAGGTCGTGCTCTTCCAGAAGTTTGAACCAGTCGATAGCAGCCTTGCTGTGTGTGCCATCCTTCTTAGTCATCTTCTCTGGCTTGGTCTTCTCAGCATACTTAGTCACAGGTGGCATGACCTGACGCAGTTCCTCGACCTTCTCTTCCTGAGCCTTCTCCAAGGTTGCCAGAGATTGCTCTACAAGCTCCTTGTTGATGCGCCAGCCAGCCTGTTCAGCCATAGCAGCAGACTTCATCTTGAAGGTCAGGTACTGGAAGAACTTGTCCATAGACAGCTTGTCGTCCTTGTAGACCATCTTGAAACGCTTGATGAGGTCTTTCCAGAGGAGCCAGTTGATCTTCACATCCTCTTCACAGCGATGCTTGTACTGCTCGTAGGTCAGACCTTCCCAGTCAGTGATCTCAGGCTTAGGCACCCCGAAGTCTTCCCCGAAGGACTCAAGCCCGTGGAGTTGACGTTGAGGATACATGACCCAAGACATAGGCAGCGTGTCGTACAGCTTGGCCTTGATACTGATGCCAAGGATTTTCTCCAAGACAAGAATATCAAAGCGGGCACCGTTGTGGATAACCAAAGTTTTCGCAGATTGTAAAAAGGCCCTCATGTCGGGGTAAGTAGACAAGGATTTTGGTTCTAACCTATCTAGGGGGGAAAAGGAAATCACATGAACCTTTGTCGCCCCCTCAAGGAGTCCGTCAGTCTCGCAATCCATTACATATGCCGACACTTTCTTGATGCTCCTCTATGTACGCTATCATCTTACGAAGTATTTCCGTGTCTTCTCTTACTCCCCCTAATGCGGTGTTACACCCATTGCAGAGAAGTTTACGAACTCGTCCTGTCACATGGTTATGGTCAACAGAGAGAAATTTTATTTTTGGACTACTCTCCATCAGCCCACAAATGTAACATCTACCACCCTGCAATTCAAGCATCGTATCATAATCTTCTAGGGTTATCCCATACTTGACTCTTAAAGAGTGTTTCCTAGAAGCCTTGTGGTGAGATGCTTTTACCTCCTCATATGTGTGGTACCTGCTTAGGTTACGCGTATTGGTACACTCTTTACAGTGCGACCTCCTCTTAGTCTTGTTGTCTTTCCTTGTATGGAAAGCGTCTTCAGTTTTTTCCACTTTGCATTTTGTACACACGGGCATTATTCTCTCCTTCTGGACACAACAGTTTTACACATTATGCCCAACAAGTCAAGTCAGAAACCTTCACGCAATAATGTCGTGTCAGGGTCGTAAAATAAGGAACCTGCTGCCCCAAGCCTTGCGAAGGGTCTATTCTTTGAGACTTTGAAGTGCGTTGTATTTTGCTCTACTTCATCTTCGCTGTCGACTTCCCTAGAGATTTCTAGGCAGATGATAGCCTCTTCTTCCAAGGCCGCAGCATACTTTGTCCGTCCATCCTCGTTCACCTGTGAGATAAAGATCACACCAATGTTCAGTTCCTTGGCAAGCTGTGCCATCTGAGAACCGAGAGCGGTCAGCAGGGAAGTTGCACCATCAACACCAGCAGTGGAGAGGTAGGCCAGACGCTGAACGTGGTCGATGAAGATGAAGCCTGCACCATAGACTGAGGCAGCAAGACGCACATACTCCAACAGCTTCATAGGATCGTCGTGGAGACGCATCTCGAAGATGATGGTGCGTTCCCCCTTGGTGGCCTTGATTGCTGCCTCAATGACCTCCTTCTCGTCCACAGCGTTGTACTTGGCATCGTCCTTAGTGCGGACATTAACACCCAACTCGTAGGTGGCCATAGCACGGTAGGTGGTGGACTTCATCTCTTCCATGTGCAGCAGGGCAATGCGTTCATCAGGATCACGCAGCATGGCAGTCTCGAAGTAACGGATCACTTCTGTCTTACCTGTACCACGAGGGGCTTTGATGAATGTAATGCCACCCTTGACCAGACCCCTGCACTTCTCGTCGATCCCAGTGTGCCCTGTAGGAACGTACTCGTAGGGGTTCTCGGTGAGGATTGCTTTCTCCACATCCAACGACGAACAGAAGAAGTTGTCTGGGGTGTAGCGTTGGGGTTTGATTGCAGCCCACTTGAGTGCATCACCAGCGCCAGCCATCAGGAACTCATTGGCGTCCTTGTGCTGAGACATGGGGACATACCAGAACTTCTGGGGGAAGGCACCATACAGAACCTCTGCGGCTCTCTTGCCTGCCTCATCCAGTTCACCTGCATACACAACCTCTTGGAAGGTGTTGAGGTATGCGTAGTTCTTCTTGACAAACTTCTCCCCAATGCCAGCACTGGGAAGTGACTTAACCGGATAGGTCTTGCCAAGGATTTGGTAGAGGGAAGCAGAATCGAACTCCCCCTCAGTGATGTAGATACGCTTGGAGGTGCCAGCATTGAACTCAGGTCCAAACAAATCCTCGAAAGGCTTGCCCTTCTCCTTGGTCCAGAACACCTTCTCGTCGTAGCCACGGTACTTCACATTGTCCGTATGCTTGAAGGCATAGCGCACAGGTTTGTCATTGTCGTCAAGGTGAAGCTGAATACCGTACAGCTTGCACACATCAGGGTCCAGCCCACGAATATCCTCGTAGCTAACCTTGGAGACTGGCAGACTTCTCACATCGACTTGTTGCTTCACTGGGTAGGTCTCCTTTGCCCAATCTTTCAGTCCCTTCATACCCTTAGTTGGGTAACTCTGTCCACAAGATTTGCACTGTCCATACCCGTTGTCGTTCCAAGAGAATGCGTCAGAGCTTTTGCAATTCTCGAAGGGGCATGGTTTATGTGGGTGCTCCGTCACGTTCGTCTTCCTCTATCTTGTTTAGGGTGCGAATACTATCGAAGGCATCCTGAATGTCAACCCCGTATGCTGCACAGAGAAGGATAAGCTGCAGGCCATAGTTCGCCATAGATTGTGTAGCTGCATGGTCCATGTCGAAGGTGTAAGTAGCACCACCATCCTCATGCTCCAACACTTTGTCTACGATGATGCGGAAGGGTCCATCTTCAAGCATTTGATTCTCTCCTTTATGGGCTTATGACTGCGATTAAAAACACCCAACCCACTACTGTAGCACAGGCAGCGGCTACACTATTCATCGCCATCGTCCTCCATCAGTCTCTTTTTACAATGTTCAAGTAACCACAGAACAGTTCCCCCATCTGCAATAGAGGATGCGAAGTAGAGGTCTCCCCCTTCGTCAAACCCCATAATTACCACACCGTCAGGGCAATGCCCCTTAGCTGCCTCTAAAACTCGGTCTGTCGGTAGGTTTAGACGGGTGACATTCCCAAGAGGTATTACGTTGTTAGTGTTCATCGTCTTCCTCCTTGTGGATGTAGTAGTCACAATCTTTGCTTGGCTTAGGGTGAAAGATTGTCTGGTAGGTTGGATGCCCCGGTGTCTTACGCATACACGTCTTCTCTAGGGGGCAGTCCTGTGTGTAGCATCTTGCGTAGTCGTAGGGTAGAACTCTCCATCTCATGCTTGTAAATCCCGGTGCCAGCCCATTCAGATCATCCTCGTTCAGCATCTCGGCGTTTCCCTGTGTAGATAAGCTCAATGTCATTCCTGACCAGCAACTCTATCAGATCAGGTGGAAACAACTCAATAGCCCAAGGTCCACCACCAGCCTCTTGGATAGCTCTTTGTGCAGTGATGTACCACTTGTGCAGCTTCTTGAAGTCTTTACTCAGCATCTACCAAAGCCCTCCATGACACAGGGAATAGGTCTTCCATTATCACGCTGATCTGATCCGCAACTAGACGTGTCTCGTATTGGGTATCATCCTTGAGTCGCAGCTTACACATATCTGCGAAGGCATCAAGGCTTCCCGACCAGTACCACTCAGTCATTGTCGATTGAGGTAGAACCATACGGGCTTGTTCAGGTGCTACTCCAGATTCGATCATCCTGTGGTACGTTGCAGAGATAGCGGGGTAACGGTGTTCAAGCAGATACGCAGAACCAGTGCCTTCTGGTGGCCAATCCGATACACCATCACTCCCCTGCTTCTTGTCCTTGCTACGTCCACGCCATACCTCAGGTACATAGAACTCTGGTTCATCATCTACGTAACGACGAGAGATTTCATTCCACCGAAGAAACTTATGCTTCACAAGCTGTCGTGCTACGAAGATGGGTGCCTTGACGTGGAAGGATGCGAAGGCATGACCGAAGGGGGACATGTGCTTGTGCTTGGCGAGGTAGTGGATCAGCTTAGTGTCTTTGTCGGACAGATGTTTTTTCGTTGGGGTATTAACCCACTCTCCATCCCCCATACGAAGCTCTTTGTAATCCCAATCCCACTCACTCTTCTTACCAAAGCTGACCCGTGCAGCATTAACGACAGACAGGTCACTGCCCATGTGGTCGATGTAAGTAGCCTTAATCATTAGTAAAGCTCCTCAATCTTGAGTGAGTATTCGTTAGCACGTACCTGTTCTTCGGTGTAGTCGTTCACAGAGAAGTACCGAAGAACCTTGATGCAAGAGTGAACATACTGCAAGCAATCAGCGTAGTCCTGCCAGTGGTGAGCCTCAAGATACTTTCTCTGGGATAGCTTCTCCAACTCCTCGAAGTTGGTCTCCAAGGAACTCTCCAACACTGCCAAGACAATCTCATCCATAGCACCATTGTTGATGAGCTTCTCTACGATAGAAGCCACTGCGTCTTTCTCTCTGGTCATGTCTGTCTCCTCAGAAGTTTGGGTAGAAGTTGCTGCCTGTGTGGCTGTGGTACTCAGATACTGTCTTGTACTCTTGTCTCAGATGTTCACAGGGTTTCCCATCCCACTCAGCCTGCTCCACCTGTTGCCCTAGTTTCTTTAGCAGGGTGTGGATGCTGACGAGGGATGTGTCCTTGTTGCGGTCATACTTGTTATGCTCCACCCTTTACTCCACAGCCAGCTTTGCAAGAGGCTTGAACTCTTTGGTGGCATTAACATTCTTGGTGTCCACTGCCGTGATCTGCACAACAGCACGACCGTGAGGAGCATCAAGGATGTAGAACTCACCAACTTGGTACCGCCCAGCATCTGCAAGGTAATGATACACTTGTTTGCCCGTCTCGAACTGAACCCCAATGCTGTGTGGCATGACCTCTTCAATATAGGGCTTATCAACCGCAAGCACTTCGCCAGTGCCTTTGATTTCCATCACCCACAAACCTTGGCTGTTCACTGCCAGCTTGTGACCATAGAGAGTCTTTTCGAGGTGCCGAATTTCGTAGAGCTTGGTCATATCGGTTTCCTTCGGTTGTTGTTGCTGTGAGATAATTTTGTACACGGGCTTATTGCCATACTTTTGGCTGTAAATGTCATAGGCTCTTGGTACAAACCAATCATCATGTTCCATCCTTGTACCCTTTCCTGACGTTTTGTGCTGTCTTAGCACCCTCGTATGTGTGCCTCATGTATGGGTTGAGGCTGGCGATGTTCTTGTGTCCTGTGACCTGCATGATGCCTGTGCTGTCAACTCCCGCAGCTACAAACTCTGTGATGGCAGTCTTTCTCAGGTGTCCAATCTTCAACTCTTCTGGCAAGCCACATGCCTGCTTTATCTGGCGAAGTATAGGCCCAAACGATTCAGGTTTCAAGGGGACATAGGCATTATCACTGGCCCTGTGGTGTGGCACCACGTACTTCTGGAAGCCCCAATCATCCTTCTGTTCCTTGAGCATGGTCAGCAGGGGTTCCTCAATGGGCATCTCTACCTCTGCACCTCTCTTGGATTGCTTGACCTTCATCCTTGCATTGTCGAGGTCGAGGTTGTCCCACTTGAGGTGGCAGATGTCTGTAGGTCTTTGCGCCCACTCGTAGCACATCATCACCAGCAGACCTACGTTTCTCCACTCGAACTTGGTGAAGGCAGTATCAAGGAAGACTTCAACCTGATCCCTCGTCCAGATCGGTGTCTTGGGTTCGTGCCTCAGCTTCTTCACCTTGGACATTGGGTTGTCGTTGATAAGGTCGAGAGATCGGGCAAAGTTGAGTACGATGGAGAGTATCCTTGCCCTCTCATTGGCCCTCGCAACCGAGTGTGCTTGAACCCAATCCTCGTAGGCTTCCTTGCATATCTTCGCAGTCAATTTGTTAATTGAGATGTGGCCAAGGTCTGAACGAGAAACACTCTTCAAGTCTGCCTCATACTTGATCTGAGACCTGTTAGCGAGAGAGGCAAACTGCTTGGACGACAGGTAGTAATTGATGACATGGATGACCTTGGAGTTAGGGCCAACATTCCCTTCCTTGATCTCTCCCCTTCGATAAGCCTCCACCTTCTCCATCAGTCTAGGGACTTCGTAACGTGCAGCCCTACCGTCCTTGAAGGTCTGAGACTTAACGACACCAGCCTTGAGAACCTCTGGTGGTGGGACGAACCTGTGAACGACAGACCCATCCTTGTTCTTGACTTTACGAGTGTATTTCATGTCGTCCTCTAGCCCAGAGAAAATAGTTGAAGGTAGCACTTGCCATGAAGAAAGACCTGTGCTACCCTCTATCTCTTTATGTATACCTTAAGGTACTTTTACTTCTTTAAGAAGTAATAATACTTAAGGATATTCTTTATGGTTCTCTTCAAGGATGTACGTAGAGAGAACTTCATCAAGGTCCAGAATCTTTCCCGTAGCATCTTGAACTGAGTCATGGATGCTGATACGATTCCCTTTCTGTCCCAAAGACCTGCCGTAAGCCACTGCATCAGCCAACCCCTCTTGGAGAGAACTTGCAATGACCTTTTCGTTGTCGCTCACCCTGACATGGTACATGTTCTACTCCACAAGCATTACCATTGCAAGAACTGCGATGAAGGCGAGACCCATTACAAACTCTGGCATCTTAAACCCAATCATCCAGTTCCTCTCTGGTATCAAAGTCGTACATCTCCTCAGAGAGAATGTCAGGGATTTCCTTGGGTTCAATCTCCTCAAGAACCTTGTACTCGCACACTCGCATCTTCGAGAAGTTGTAGTCGTAGGGAACAGCAACCACATTGGCAGGGTTCACCTCAACCACCAGAGTGCGATTGTTTGCGCCAGTGGCATAGCCCTTGAGGTACTCGTCAGCACAGACATGAAGGCCAGACGAACAGGTGTGCTGGGGATCATCATCGACCTTGCTGCGATCCATCTTCACCACAGTGCCAATGCTGTTGTCCATCTTGCCAGTGTGCAGGTCTTTCCAGTTAGAACCAACACGCTTGAAGGCGATGAAGTTACCTTCTGGGGTGATCGGGGCATTGAAGTGCTCAAGGAACCCGTAGAGGCAGTTGCGAGAGCGGAACGAGGGGTTGTCCATCAGCTTCTCAAGGAACTTGATCCAAGGGGTAGCATCGAAGCCATCGTCCAGCAGGTTCAGCAGCTTGTTGGTCAGAGCGTTGTGAAGCTCTTCGCCCTTGTAGTAGACCGTGCCGTTGATAACCTCAACAGACTTGCCAGCAGACTGACGGATAGTCTCTTCACGATCAGACAGGGTGAGGATGGTGGCAGCGTCATGCTCAGGCCCACGAAGGTGCTCACGCAGCTTCTCGAAGTTCTTGTTGCCAGAGAGGACGGTACGCATCTTGCCGCTAACAAATACGGTGACGCTTTCGGCAGAGAGGGTGTAGGGGACACGCATTGGGTTACTCCTTTGCTGCGTTGTCGATCAGTTGGACGTAACGGACAAACTCTTTGATGTTGTTGTTGCCACTGCATAGTGCAAGCAGGGGGTACTTGTCAAGAAGGTTCTTGTACTGAACCTCAACACTCTGGTTGGAGAACATGGGCAAGCAGTAATGACGAAGAAGATCAGACCACCGGGAAGAGTTAAGCCCAAGGTGGAGGTTAGGTCGAACCTCATTCACTTTGTCGGCAAACTCTCCCACAACACCACCAGCCTCAGACAGATTTCGGAAGTTGTTGAAGGGATGTATGTTGTACACGTTGCCAAAGGTCTTCCTGACAGTGGTTGCCTCTTCCTGCACCAACTTCTCAAGGGCAGGCTCGAAGCTGATCCAGTTGGACTGAGCCTCGAACTTCTTCCAGAGGGTCTTAGGGACGAACACTACATCTTTCCCGAACTTGTCCTTGGATACCATGTGTGCGCTGCGGATGTGGTACGGGATGTCATTGTTTGACATGGGGAAATAGTACCCACCAGCCTTGAAGGTTGCATCATCCATGTCGTGCTTGTTGAAACCATTGTTGTAGAGAGACACCATGATCTTTGCACGAGGACCAGACTGCTTGGGGCCATCGTCCTGCAAGTCCTTCACGTATAGCACAGGGAAGTCAAGCTCTGCAATCAGGGTGTCAACCTCAGCCTTCTGTTCTTTGTCTGTCAGATCAGCCCTGACCCAGACGTAGTGCTTGTAACTGTCAATAGCACTACAGATACGGGTTGCAGCACGAGCACAGCCCTTCTTGTCAGAGGTATCCTGAATGAAGATGGTGTGGTCCGCATCCACACTCAGGTCTTTGTCGATACCAAACCCCGCAGTCTTCTGGCGGTAGCCCTTGTAACCACAGTGCAGAGAAACCTTCTGATACTTCGCAAGGTTCCACACCTTCGGGATTTGCCGACCCTGCCACTTGAACTCACCACTACGAATGAACCTACGCAGTCTGGGTGCCAGCTTGGCTGCAAGGAACAGCTTGGGCTGTGCGTCAACCTCAGCCTGTAGTGCATCAAACAGTTGCTGTTCAACTACCTCAGTCTTGGCCCTGATGCTGGCAGCAGTAGGATCATTGGGACCGAAAGACAGGGCTTCACGTGATGCAGTGACTTCCAGATCACCAATGTCAAACTTGTAGACAATGCTGCGACCATACCACGAGCTTTTCGGGAGATACTCGTAGGGAATAGGGTAGAGGACACAGCCCATCTGAGCAAAGGCACCAGACATCGACTCGTGTTCGTACAGGTAGTAGTCCTTGCCCTCGTACAGCTTCTTGAGGGGGCTGAAAGACTTCTCCTTGGAGTTGGTGACAACAGGAGGAACATCAAAGCCCACAGAGATAACATTGGCTGCGGTCTGGAACTGTTGGATGTCCTGACGCTTCACAGGGAAGGATACTTCAAGACCATCTGGCTCGTTGGTGGGCTGAGGCTCAGCAAGGACATGGAGTTGCGGCGATCCGTCAGGACCGAGTTGAACCGCATAGTAGCTGACCATGCCCTTGTGACGGGAAACGACAGAGAAGGTATCAGTGTAGGACATGGGGGACATACGCCCAACGCCCCACTTACCTACAGCCTTGTTGGTATTCTCCTTGGTGGAGTGACCCAGCACAGTGTAGAAACCTTCCATGTCATCGTGGGCAATCCCCGGCCCGAAGTCACGGCAGGTGAAGGTGGGTGTGATGGCAGTAGGGAAAGTCACCTCGAATGGGACAGCCTCCTTGCCCACCATAGCATGTGCATCAAAGGCATTGGACCAGATTTCTCTCGTGATGGACTTGGGCTTGTCTGAGTAGAGGCCAGAGATCACCATGTGGAACATCTTGCCTGATGCTTGGATGGTGAAGTCTTTGGTCGTCTGGCTGTTGGTCTCTACGACACGCAGGTTGCTATTGCTCTTCATGGTTGACTATCTCCCATAGTCTGATGGTTGCTGTTACAGCGGCGTCAAGTTCTTCCTTGTTCGAGGAAAGCATAACACAATCAACCAGTTCCTCGAACTTCAAGTCTGAGAAGTAGGCATTACACACCGTAGACAGTATGTAGTCCCAATCGTCTGGTTCATAACCCATTGAAAACCCTGTGGAAATGGTGCTGGTGGAGAGGCTTGAACTCCCGACCTGATGCTTACAAGGCAACTACTCTACCAACTGAGTTACACCAGCATGGCCTACCCGGAGCGACTCGAACGCCCGACCCAGTGCTTAGAAGGCACTTGCTCTATCCAACTGAGCTACGGGTAGTATCTCTATACACTACACCCTATTGGTTAACAGTGTCAACCAGTTTGTTTAACACCTAAACCCTCAACCTCGGCCAGCGTGGCGCGGGTCATTTCATCTGCTTCATCCAGCGCGGGCCACGGGTATGCAAGGCCGCTGTCAAGACGGACACACGCAGCAAAGCCTGTCTCACCACATACGGCATGATGGAGCTTCCGCAGCGCCTCCACCGCCTTCGCCAGCTTGGCTTCAAGGTCTTCGATCTTCTCCCCGTTGATGGCGTCGAGGTCATCCATAAGTTTGACCTTGGCAAGTAAGGCTTCGATGCGGTCGTGGGGCTGGTTGCGGATGCACCACGCGATAGCCTCACCGGGCGGGGTTTCCTTGTCATGCGTCCACTCGGTGCCATGTCCGCGCGCAATCGCCGCATCCACCTCGATCTGCGCGGCCAGTGCTGCCTCTGCCGCATCGGCGCGGGCGTTGGCGGCGGTGAGGGCGGCAGTCAGGGCTTCGATGCGGTCGGCTGCTTCTTGCCGTTCCTTCATCCAGTTGTCAGTTTGTGAAATTATGCTGCGGTCAGCATCCCAAGGTGTTCGCAGCCGTTTCACCAGTTCTTCGTCACTCATGGCTCTCTCCTTTGATC